CTGGTGCAAGTCGGGCAAGGGATCAACGGCACGGAAGCAGTCACAACCTGGGACAACCTCGGACACGTCCTGGTGGCCGGTATGACCGGGATGGGAAAGAGTTATTTCCTGCGGCTGCTGGTTGCGCAGGCGATCCAGGAAGGTCATGCCCTGGCGCTGGCGGACCCGGACGGGCGCACGTTCCCAAAGCTGGCGGGACACCCGGCGCTGTTTACGCAGCTCGGGCAGACGCTGGAAGGCAGCGAGCAGGTTGTGAACCTGGTGGATCAGGAGCTTCGGCGGCGGATTGCGCTGTTCGGTGAAGCAGAGAACGCACCGGACAATCTGGAAGATTACAACAAAGAGGCGAAGGTGAAGCTGCCCAGGCTGCTGGTGATCGTCGATGAGTTCAACGGCCTGGTGATGGCGACGGGTGGACCGAAAGCGGCCCTGGCGCAGGCAGTCACGCAGATCGCATGGCGCGGGCGGAAGTTCGGGGTCAACTTGATCCTGGCCGGCCAGGACTTCACGAAGGACATCGTAGGGCCATCAAGGGAAATGCTGACAACCCGGATCTGCTTCCGGGTGGCATCGGACGATACGAGCCGGATCGTTCTTAACCGGAGCGGAGCGGAAAATCTCAAAAATCCCGGGCGCGCGCTGACCAACGCCTGGGGACTGATCCAGACTTACCGGGCGGAGATCACTGCGCTGCCGCAGGGGGATGGGCTGAGCAAGGAAGAGCGCGCGCTGGCGGAAGTTTTGATCAGGGATTTTCAGGGCAGGATGAGTTATGGGGCATTGATGGGGATGGGATTTTCGAGAAGCCGGGCCGATCGTATCCGCCAGGATTGGCTGACGCGTGGGCTGGCGGAAGTACACCCGGATGAAGATAACGCTCTGTGTGTGCGTATGAGCCGATTTTCACTGCAAACCGGCCTGCCCCCACAAGCCCCGCAAACCCCGCAAACCGAAAAAGGAGCTGAACAGGATGCTGAATAAACTGACTCCAGACGAGATCGGAAAGATTGCGCTGGCGGCAATGGGTGCAACCCTGAGCCTGGTCGTGTTCGTCGCCATCTCTATGATGGGCAGCGTTGAAGCCGCCTCCATCATCTTCCTGATGGGCCTGCTGATCGCCTTCGTGGGCCGGCTGGCGTGGGAGTTTGTGCGGTTGGCCTTCGCTCACTGGCCGGTGACGCTGCTGGCGCTGGTGCTGGTGGTGCTGATCAAGTAGGAGCAACGATGGCAGGTTATGCGATACCACTCCCTTTGGAGCCTGATAAGCGAGATGAGATCGTCGCAAGGTTAGCGGCGCTGGAAGAGCAGTTCCCCGGCATCACGGTCTTCGATGCTCTGCTGGTGGACTGCGAGGGGAAGGAAGCCCTGAGCACTATGCAGAAGCTGATTGACGAAATTGCTGGAGGGCAAAAGAAATGAAAAAGCGAATTGTGGCTGTAGGGATTGTGCTGGCGATCCTGCTGGGCGTGGGCCTGGTGGCTGTGAGCGCTGGCCCGGAGTATGACCTGTTCATCCCTGCCGTTCAGCGGCTGGACGATGGGCGGGCGCAGCAGGCCCTGGAAGCGGGGGAGCCGCTGCCGTGGTACACCCCCGCACCGTTTTGTGACGATACCAATGGCGGTATCTGGGTCGAACTTCCGGGGATGCCCGGGGGCGGCTGGGCCTGCCCAGGATACGTAGTACCCCCAACAACGACTCCGCCCGGGCCGCTGCCAACCCCCACTCCGTGGGTCTACCCGGCTCCGGTACAGTAGGCCGGTAAGGGTCATTACCTGTTCTAGTTGAACGCTGGAGATTGTGAGATGAAGATCGGGATGCTGTGGTTTGACAATGACCAAAAGCACACTCTGGATCAGAAGATCCAGGGGGCAGCCACATACTACGCCACGAAGTACGGCGCGCAGCCGAACCTGTGCTACGTACACCCGAGCCTGATGCCGACTGTACCGGAAGGGACGGAGTATAAAGCGGGCGGGGTGGAAGTCAGGGGGACCCGCTCGGTGATGCCCAATCACCTGTGGATTGGGGTTGTGGAGACGAAGTGATGAACGCTCGAATTATTACGATTGCGAACCAAAAAGGGGGGGTAGGGAAGACCACCACGGCGGTCACCCTGGCGCACGGGCTGGCGCTCAAAGGCCATGAAACGCTGCTGCTCGATCTGGACCCACAGGGTCAATCAGCGGTCGCTCTGGGGCTCAATACGGAGCCGGGAGTGTTCAACGTGCTAGTTGGCCGGCGCCCGATCAAGGAGAACGTCCGCTTTGCCCGCGAGCGCCTGGCGCTGATCCCTGGTGACCAGCAGACGGCGGAAGCGCAGATGCTCCTGGCTTACCGGAGCGAAGGGATTGATTCGCTCCTGGGGATCTTGAAGCCGCTCCTGCGCAACGGGCTGCAGTATGTGGTGATCGACACGTCGCCATCGGTGGGCGGGCTCCAGGAGCGCGCGCTGTACGCTGCCAGCCTGGTGATCATCCCGAGCGCGGTGGACTTCCTGAGTGCGGATGCGATCGCCCAGACGATGAGCACGATGCAGCGGAATGTGGTCTTTGGCTGGCAGGGCGGCGCGCTGATCCTGCCGACGTTCTTCGACGAGACCACGCGGGAGAGCCGCCAGAACCTGGCCGACATGCGGGAGACCTACGGGGATCAGGTGATGGACCCGATCCACCGGGCCACGGTGCTCCGGGAATGTGCGGCCGAAGCGAAGACGATCTGGGAGTTCGACGGCGCGAGCCGGGCGGCGCAGGAATATTCCGGGCTGCTGTACCGGGTGCTGGAGTCGTAAGATGGGACGCCGAAAGCCTTCCACTCCGGCGGCGATCATTCCACCGCCGGCCAGTAGAGCAAAGCGGGGCGCAAGTGCCTGGGATATGGATCATCCCCCGAAGGCATACCGGGACATCCCCGACGAGTTCCACCAGGAATTGAAAGAACTGGCGGATGAGTTGGGGGTGTCCATCGGGGCGCTGATGTATTTTTTCGCCCGAATCGGTAAGGCGGAATACGATGCCGGAAAGATCGAAATTCCGACCCGTCCCAAGTCGAGAAGACACGAAATCGACCTTTAACAGCGGGCTTCAACGTATACGTTACGTTTACAAGTACGTAAACACGATGTTTAACACACGTAAACAATAACGTATACGTTGAGAAGAAGAGAAAAACGGAAAAATTGGTAAAAAAGGTATCGCAGTACCTAATTCAGCCAAGTGACAACACAGACCCGTACAGCGGGAGTTTTGGTAGGGACATCATGAAACACTGCTATGTTTGTTACCGAAGTCAGACTGTTTACACGGATGCGAAAGGTAGGGCGTACTGTAATAAATGCTCTTCTAAATGCCTGGTCTGTGGCGAATATTTCGTTCCAAAGAATAAGCAACAAAAAATTTGTTCTGACGAATGTCGAACCAAAAATAACCGGCAGAAGGCATACAAGTCATACCAAAAGAAATGGTACGACTTAGGAGAGAGCAGGGCGTGTGAGGTTTGTGGGAAAAGTTTTATTCCAAAATCTGCAAATCATAAATACTGCACGCCTAAATGCGCAAAGAAATTCGCTGATGAAAGTACCAAGCGAGATAAATATTTGATTTTCCTTCGAGATAAATTCACCTGTTTTTATTGTGGAAAAACATCTTATGAAGATGGGAAAGAGTTGCATATTGATCACGTAATTCCACGAGATAGTGGTGGAAAAGACATTGCGTCGAATTTGGTTACAGCCTGTGTTGAGTGCAATTTGGGAAAATCAAATACAAGATTGCCTCCAAACATAGAGGCCGCCATTTTTGCAGAGGTGGCTAAAAGGAATAAAGCAAACAACATTTCTGCGGACAAGCCAATATATCTTGTTGCTGGACAATCCAACCGCTCTAAGCGGAGTTATGAGTTTGAAGTAAATCAGGATTCTGTAGGTTGAAGAGACATAGGAGACGACATCGATGCAAACCCGTCATTTACAACAAGAGCTTATGAACTGGACGGTCGGACATTCCGGGCACGTAGCGCGCCGGAACTACATCGACCTGGAAGGAATCGGAGACTGCGCGCGGGCGATCTATGACCGGCACATGACCGGGACGCACGCGGCGGTGGCTGAGCATTTGAAGATGCGCGCCAGCTACGAACTGGAGCGGGGGTTGATTGCGAGGCTGCAGAGCCTGGGCGTGTACTCTCCAGGGGAAGAGATCGAGCTGCTGGGGGGGCTGGTGAAGGGGCTCACGGACGGCGTGATCGATGGCCGGGACGTGCTGGTGGTCGAGACGGTTGCGCTGGAGCCGCACCTGCCGAAAGATGGGCGCCTGCCGCGGCGGATGTTCCTGCGAGTGCAAGCGTATTTGCATTACCTTCAGCGAGGGTGGGGGCAGGTGGTGTATCTGGCGCGGGAAACCGGGCTGATCCAGGTGTATGGCGTCAAGTACCAGGAGGGGATCGGGGCCGCGACGGAAGAAAAGGTGGCGCAGCTCGTGGAAGCAATTCGGACCTATACACAACCTGCATGTGTGTGCGGTCGGTGCGAGCCGGCGCATAAATAGAACACGAAATAGAACAGATAATAGTAATTAGCAGGCGCACAGAGGCTACACTATGAGCGAAGCTCTTGCAATGGTAGGGTTTTTACAAGCGGAGATTGAGCGGTTACGAGCGGCGCTCGAATTTTACGCCAATGCCGACAATTGGGATTGGCACTCGCAACCAGACGGGAATGATATACGGATTGTTTCTGCGGCAGGCCTGGATGCTGGCCAACGAGCGCGGGACGCATTATCTGAGCCATGAGCGCATTGAAGAAATTGCTTGACTTATTCTGCAAGGCGGGCGGGGCCGGGATGGGATACCACCGGGCCGGCTTCGAGATAACGGGGGTAGACATCGAGCCACAGCCGCGCTACCCGTTCGCCTTTGTGCAGGCTGATGCACTGGAATACGTTGCCGCACACGGGCATGAATACGATGTGATCCATGCGTCGCCGCCGTGCCAGCGGTACACGATGGCGCAGAACGCAGCGAAAAACGCAGACGCACACCCCGATCTGGTGGCGCCCGTTCGGGAATTGCTGATTACAACCGGGAAGCCGTACATCATTGAAAACGTGGTAGGCGCGCCATTGAACGATCCGGCCATGTTATGCGGTCTATCGTTCGGGTTGAAAGTCAGGAGACACCGGCTATTTGAAACGAACTTCTTTTTTCTCACCCCGCCCTGTCAGTGCAGGAACCAAGATTACTTTGTGATTTTCGGGCACGAAGTCAGGAACCGCAGGCACGGCGAGAAGGCCGGCAAGAAGAATAAGATAGCCGAAGGCCGCAAGGCGATGGGTATTGACTGGATGACGCGCGGGGAATTATCCGAAGCAATCCCCCCGGCATACACCGAATACATCGGGCGGCAGCTTTTAGAGTGCGTCCTATTTTAGAACCGATAATAAGGCTTACCAGACCCTTTGGGAGAACAATCATGCGACCGTCCTACACACCCCAACAGACCTATCAATACAACCGGCTGGTGCAGCTCTTCGCAGCCATTGCCAGCCGGAAGCTCGAATATGCTCCGCCTCTCATCCACGTGAGCGACCGCTATAACCTGGATATGGAAGGCTCGATCGCGGATGTGATCCAGCAATGCAGCAAGAAGTGGATACTGGACGCGCCGCGCGTGGATGCGCAATCGACCGTGAAGATCGTGGTCAACGGCCGGATCTTCCACCAGCCGAAGCCGGTCCAGCGTCACAGCAACCTGCTCGCCTGGCTGATGGTCGGAGCGTTTATTGCCAATATCCTGATCTGGATTTATCGTCACTAGCCTAGACCCAGCAAGCAAGCTTTGGATTTTCCATGACGATCGTCGATGACATCAAGAGCAAAATAGACGTTGTGGACCTGGTGGGGGAATATGTCCAGCTTCGTCGGGCCGGGAAGAACTGGAGCGGGTCCTGCCCGTTCCACGGGGAGAAAACGGCTTCTTTCACCGTGTTCCCCGGATCTCAACGCTGGAAGTGCTTCGGGGCCGGGTGCGGCAGGAGCGGCGATATTTTCGAGTTCGTCCAGCAGAAGGAAGGCTGGGATTTCTCAGAAGCATTGAAGTACCTGGCGCATAAGGCCGGGGTGGAGCTCAAACCGCAGACGAAGGAAGACCAGAAGCGGGATGAGTTGAAGCGGGACCGGGAAGCGGTCTTCGCCATGGCCATGGGCTTCTTCGTCGATCGCCTGTGCGCAGGTGGCAGGGGGAAAGAGTACGCCGCGGGCCGGGGGTGGGCGGACGAGGCCATCACCGATTCGGGCGTGGGCTATTTTGGCCGGGACTGGCAGGCGCTGCGCGCGCACCTGAAAGCGGCGGGCGCGGACCTGGAAAGCCCGGCGGCAGTGGCGCTCCTGGGCTACCAGGGGGACGTGCAGGGCTGGGCGCGGGTCCACGGCGTGCAGGCGGCCGGGGGCTGGATCACGGATGGCAAAATCCCGGGGATGCCGCCGGACATGCTGATCTATCCCCACATCCGGCGCGGGCGGGTCGAGTACCTGGCCGGGCGGAGACTGCCGGACCCGGAAAACCCGAACCTGCCGAAGAGTTGGAATCCCCCCCTGGAGCTGGCCGGTGCGCGGGCGCCGTTCTTCAACCATGCGTGGTGGAAGCGGGCAGCCAGTGACGAGCGCGCGCCGGTCGTGATCCTGGAAGGCCAGGGGGACGGCGTGACGCTGGCGGGCTGGGGGATCGCGGCGGCCTGTCTCGTTGGCTGCGACCTGGACACGGACAGTGCGCTGCTCGGGGAGATCAAGCGGAAGGCGAAGGAAGGCGCGCAGGTGGTCCTGGGACTGGACAGCGACACGCCGGGGCAGAAGGCGACGCGGAAGCTGGCGGACCTGCTGCAGAAGGCCGGGCTCTCCGCCATCCAATTCGGGCGGGTGATCTGGCCGGAGAAGGATCCGAACGATTGGCTGAAGGACGGCGCGACGGAGAGCGATGCCCGCGCGCTCCTGGACCGGTCTCCTACCTGGCTGGACGTGCTGGTGAGCGCGGCCCAGCCTGACCGGGATGACGTAGTGGACCCGGATGCGGAGCGGGACGTGTTTGCGGCCCTGGTGGGGCTGGACGGATACGAGATCGAGCGCCGGCGGGAAGGGGTCTGCGATGCGCTCGGGATCCGCAAGCGGATGTTCGACGGGCTGTTGAAGGCCGCGCGCAAGGACGCCGGGCAGGGCGATGACGGCCAGGCGAAATACTTCGTGGAGGCCGGGCGCATCTTCTCCCGGTTCACGGACAGCCAGGGAAACGAAGTGATCGATGCGCTGTGCAACTTCCAGGCGGAGATCGTGGACGATGTGCTCAGGGACAACGGGCTGGAAGTGGTCCGCGAGTTTCGCATAACCGGCAAGAATGGCAAGTGGGGATTACCCCCGGCGCGCGTGCGGGCGGAAGACTTCCAGAAGATGGATTGGGTGCTGTCAAGCTGGGGGAGTCGGGCGATCATCGAAGCGGGCAGCCGGCGGAAAGATCAATTGCGGGCTGCAATTCAGCACTTAAGCAAAGAGACCCAACGCCGGGTGATCTACACTCACACCGGCTGGCGGGAAGCGGATGGGAAGCGGGTGTACCTGACGGCGACCGGAGCGGTAGGAGCGGAAGGGGTCGAGGTGGAGCTGGACCAGGACCTGGACCTGTACTCTATCCCGCTCTCTGCTGATGACCCGGCGGGGGCGATGCGGGAGAGCCTGCGGTTCCTGGATGTGGCGCCGGAGCGGGTGAGTTATCCACTGTGGGGTGCCATGTTCCTGGCGCCGCTGTGCGAGCTGGTGAACGTGGCTTTTACCATGTGGGTGTTCGGACCTACGGGGACCATGAAATCGACGTATACCGCGTTGGCGATGAATCACTACGGCGCGGGCTTCGACGATAAACATTTACCGGCCGGCTTCACGGATACGGCGAACCGGCTGGAGCAAAAGACGTTTATGGTCAAGGATGCTCCGCTGGTGATCGATGACTTCGCACCCCAGAAGGACCAGCGCAGTTACAGCGAGTACACGCGCGCAGCACACCGGATCGTGCGGGATGTAGGCAACCAGACCGGGCGCGGCAGGCTGAACGCCGACAGCACGGCAAAGGTGACCTACTCTCCGCGCGGCCTGGTCATCATAACCGGGGAAGATGTGCCCGAATCCGAATCGATCATGGCCCGGCTGTTCGTGGTGGAGTTCTATAAGCTGGACGTGGACAAGGCCCGGCTGAGCGAGCGCCAGGCAGCGCGCGAGCGGCTATCCCACGCCATGAGCGGATACTTAAGCTGGCTGGCGGAGAACTGGAGCGGGTTCGAGAGCACGCTGCCCGCGCGCTGGAGAGAGTACCGGCAGAAGGCGTTCTCGGACGGCCTGCACCTGCGACTGCCGGAAGCGGTGGCCGGGCTGATGCTCGGGATCGAGATGGGGCTGCGGTATGCACTCCACCTGGGCGTTATCAATGACCTGGACTTCCAGGCGCTGATGGAGATCGGCTGGAACAGCCTGGGCGAAGGGGCGAAGGCGATGGTAAGCCGGGTCCAGGACGAGAAGCCGGAAGAGCTGTTCGCACGGGCGTTCCGGGAGCTCTTGACGCAGGGCAAGATTTACCTGCGCTACAGGGAATCGGATGGGAAGCTGCTAGGGGGGCAGGACGCGGACCGGGCGGAAATGCTCGGATGGTACGACGCGGACTATTTCTACCTGCTGCCGGATGCGACGTTCAACCGGATTGCGGAGCAGTTTCGCAAGGCGGGGAACGTGTTCCCGGTGCGGGAACAGACCCTGCGGAAGATGCTGCTCGAGGCGGGGATATTGGAGAAGAGAAATGACCGGATGACGCCGGGGGTGTGGCTGGAGGGGAAGCCGCAGCGGGTGCTGGTGCTGCGGCGGGTGAAGATCGAGACCGGCGAAGAATAGAACTGGTAATGACCGTTACCGGAAGTGGTAATACAGGAGCCGTTATTCACAATTGGAGCGTAAATTGAGAACAGGAGTGATCAACATGAGCACATCGATACCACTGGATAAGATCCTACCCAACCCGGAGCAGCCGCGGCAGATTTTCGACCAGGAATACCTGGAAGAGCTGGCGGAGAGTATCCAGGTCCACGGCGTGATCCTGCCGATCTCGGTGGAGCGCGCGGCGGATGGGTTTTTCATCCTGCATGATGGGGAGCGCAGGACGCGGGCGGCGCGCATGGCCGGGCTGAAGACCATCCCGGCGGACATCCGGCCTCCGCTGAACGGAACGGGGCCGCGGGAACGATTGGAGCGCGCGCTGGTGGCAAACATCCAGCGCGCCGATCTGGACCCGATTGAAGAAGCAAAGAGCTATGCCCGGTTGAAGGATGAGTTTGGGCTGAGCGTGGATAAGATCGTGCTCCGCCTGGGGCTGAAGAACCGCAACCGGGTCGATAACGGACTGCGCATGCTGCAACTGGAAGCGCCGGTGCAGACGCTGATTGCGGAACGGCGGCTACCGCGAGATATGCGGGTAATCAATGCGCTGCTCTCCATCCCGGACAGTCAGGCCAGAGTGCAGACGGCGCAGGAGCTGGTGAAGAAAGGGGGGACGAAGATCCATGTGGTGGTGCGCGCATGTGAGCAGGTGAAGAACGCGATCAAGGCCGCCGAAGAGCATCCGCAGGCCGCCATCCCGCCGGCGCTGCATCTGGCACAGCGCAAGGAAAAGACGGAGAAGTTGCCCACGCCAGAATGGGATGCGCTGTACCAGATCAACCGGGTCCCTCCGTGGCAGGCAGTGGCGGACGCGGCGATGGCAACGTGCGACGGTTGTGCGTTCCGCTCGATTGCCAGCGCAGAGACCTGCGGCCAGTGTCCTTTACCGGACTTCCTGGCGGACCTGATCAAGCGAACCCAGACGAACGGGCAGAACGGAAGGCACTGATGGACATCGACCTGAGCAGCATTGTCCTGAGCGGCATCATTGACGCTGCCACAACGGAAGCAGCGATCAGAGCTGGTGTGCCGGATAGGGCATTGAAAGTGCGGTGTGCGAACTATAGCCGGGTGATCGGCGGGGGGGCGCGTCCGTTGGGGTCACCACGCTGGCTTCCGGCTGAACTGCGGTTCCTGAAGAACAATATCGGGAAGATGACCGATAAAGAGATCGGGGCTGAGATCGGGCGCACTGAGACGGCGGTGAAGATCAAGCGGCAGAGAAGCGGATACCCGGCGCACTCGAAGCGCCCGGGCTGGATGACCGGGCGCGCGGCGGGGGAGATCCTGGGGCTGGACATCCACGGGATTATGACCCTGACCGAGCGGGGCCTGCTGCCGCACGTGGTCATCCCCGGCCAGCGGGGGATCCTGGCGCTGAAACGGGTCACGCTCTTTCGCTGGGCGGTGAATCCGTTGAACTGGATTTACTTCAAGCCGGAGAAGGTGCGGGATGCGCGCCTGCGCCGGATGATCGAGCTGAAGCGGGCGCGGTGGGGGGATGAGTGGTGGACTTCGCAGCAGGTCGCACGGCTCCACGGGGTCCATCACACGGACGTGCAGCGCTATATCGAGCACGGCAAGATCAAGGCGGTCAAATACGGGAACTGGCACGTGCTCAGGAGCGAGGCGGAGCGGCCGGGGCTGACCATCCCGAAGGCGGGGAAGGGCAGCGGTCACGAGCTGGACTGGAGCGAAGAGTGTGACCTGTTCTGGCTGATCGGGATGGCGGTGGGGCTCAGCTCGCACCGGCTGGACGCGATGAGCAAGCTGCCGCGCAAGCGGAGCAGTTACCGGGTCCTGAACCTGATGGAGACCGGGACCATCCGGGAGCTGATGGAGAAGTACGATCTGAACATTTTGTACAACCCGGAGCGGCGTCTGGTGTGGGCGGACTGGCGGGACTTTCCCGGCCGGTTCCCGCCGCTGGATAAGGCGATGGGGCGGTTCCTGGCGGGTGAGAAGATCAGCCTGCAGGAGATGTACCTGGTGCGGGGGGTGCTGGCGAGCTGGGCGGCGTGGTTCGGGGCAGAAGTGCCGCTGATGGTGAGTGCGCGGTGGAGCAATGAGAAGCGGATCGAGAAGTTGTGGGACATTGTGGAAGCGTTGAAGAGCGTCGGGGCAGACCTGACAACGGTCAAAAAACAAGGAGCGAACAATGAGAACGAAGACCGACAAATGCTTGAGTATCTTAGAGTTCATTGTGGCTTTCAAGCGTGAGCATGACGGGCTGAGCCCTACGTTCCGCGAGATTGCGAAGGGGATGAACTACGGGACCACGACCATTAACTATCATCTGGGAGAACTGGAGAGCCGTGGATTAATTGCGTTTTTGGGGAGCTCCGAATACCGGAGAGACTCAAGATCGCGGGCAATTATGGTGAAGGGTGGTAGATGGGAGATGCAGGGATGAACGGGCAGAATGAGATCCCGAAGGCTTCGAAGGTGATCGCGTACGGGTGCCTTACGATTTGGTTCCTGCTGGCGCTGGTTATCGGGTTCCCGCTGGTACTTACGGCGCTGATGAGGTGAGTATGATCGCGCTTGTCAACGCCAACGCTTTACATATCCCGCTTGCACCCAGGAGCGTCAACTGTTCCGTGTTCAGCCCGCCGTATTGGTGCCTGAGAGATTACGGGATTGACGGCCAGTTAGGGCTGGAGAAGACACCGGAAGAGTACGTGATGCACATGGTTGAAGTATGCCGCGAAGTCAAGCGGGTTCTGCGGGATGATGGGACCGTATGGTTAAACCTGGGCGATAGTTACGCCAACGAACGTTCATGGGGCGGAAAGAGTGGGCAAAAAAATTACACCAGCGATGCTGGCGGATACCCGCGGCACAAGGTTGGTCCTGGTTTGGGGAATAAACAACTTGTAGGTATCCCCTGGAGAGTGGCGTTCGCGCTCCAGGCGGATGGCTGGTGGCTGCGTGCGGCCCTGCCCTGGATCAAGCGCAACGCGATGCCTGAGAGCGCAGATGACCGACCAGGGCAAGCGGTGGAATACGTGTTCCTGTTGGCAAAGTCACCCCGTTATTTCTTTGATATGGACGCGGTAAGAATGGGATTTGCCGATGAACGCATGGGTGATTTAGGATCATATAAACGTGTAACTGCTGTAGAGCGCAAGGCCAACAATGACAGGCAGGATCTAGGTTTTTTGAATAATGGTGGCGGTTGGACGAACGGAGAGAAGAACGGCGGCCGCAACTGGCGCAATTCCGATCTATTCTTTACCAGCCTACAAGCCATTTTGGACGGCGGAAACGGGATGCTGCACGATGGAGAAAACCCGCTGGCGCTGGCGGTCAATACGGTCAGTTATCCTGGTGCGCACTTTGCTACTTACCCCCCTGCCCTGGTGGAACCCTGTATAAGAGCCGGAACCAGTGAAGCCGGGGTATGCCCGAAGTGCGGGAAGCCGTGGGAACGGGTGATAGAAAAGGGAGAAGCTGTACCGCGCCCGGACAATCCGAATCCGGTCAATCCGTATTCTGCCGGAAGTGGACACACGAACGGACACGGTGCTACCACGCTTCACAAGCAGCGCGCAACGACCACGAAGGGTTTTATCCCGGCCTGCTCCTGTAACGCTGGCGATCCTGTTCCCGCCCTGGTGCTCGATCCGTTCAACGGGTCAGGTACTACCGGACAGGTGGCGCGCAGCCTGGGGCGGAATTACGTAGGACTGGACCTGTCTTTCAGCTATCTCCACCAACAGGCGCGCGAGCGGTTGGGATTAACCGCCCTGGAAGCCTGGGTGAACGGGCGGAAGGTGGAACAGCAGGAGCCCGCCGACCTGGGGCCGCTGTTTGGATTTTAGAACCGATAATAAGCCTTATGAGCATAGGGAAAACAACATGAAACGGATCAGGGAATGGCTGAGATATGCGCGCTGCTGCATCCAAGAAGCCTGGTACATGCTGACAGTGGACGAAGCGGAGATCGAGAAGAACGCCGAACGCTTCGGGTTACAGTGAAATTGCCTATTGCAATCACGGTACATATATGCTAATATATATATGCCTAGACGGAACAACTTACCAGGGCGCTTTGTATTCCAGAAGCTGCCGCGCACTTCACAATTTAGCAATTGTGGGCAAAGCGCCCTCCGTGAGTAGTGGACCTACGTCCTGGCTGTTCCGTCTAGGCAACGAGGCAGCGACTATTCGCGGAGGGCGCTTTGCGTTTCAGGAGGTCACCAGCATAAAAACAGCATAACAACACCAACCAACTGTAACAACCAACACCAACCAGATTTTGAGCAAGGAGATTACGATGAGCACAATTAGTTTGAACGGAGATTTGGCCCGGAAGCTCGGACAGGGGATGCGCTCTCACGAGACCGTTGATTTACCCTTCCCGGTGCTGTACGTCTGGGCGCTGAACGGCCAGAACAGCTATAAGTCACAGGGCGGCGCGCTGTACTATGGGGGCTGGGCGTGCAAGGCCGAAGACCTGCAATCCGTCACCGACCAGGGCGGGCTGTGGACGCCGGAGGGCTGGAAGCAGGTGACCATCGCCAGCCGGGACGGTGGGGAGTTCGAAGCCTTCACCGCGCGCTCGGTCATCATCGCACCGATCGGTAAGCGGGAATCCTGGCTGATGGACGGCAAGCGCAGCACCGACTACATCGAAGGCGGCCGGCGGCACTTGCAGGTGCTGGCGTACCTGGCGGATGCGCAGGGGGAGCCCAGCGCGCGCACGTTCGTGCCGTGGGGTCCGGTCGTGCTGACTGCGAAGGGCTACCAGGCGCGCAACCTGCTGGATGCGTTCTCCCGGTGGGACAAGTCCACAGCGCAGATCCGCTGGAAGGTAGCGCCCGGTGTGCCGGCGTGGTGCTTCTACATGGCACTCGGGACGTTCGGGCGCGAGAGGCAGGCGATCAACGTGGGTAAGCCCGGCGCGCAGAGCCCCATTACCCCGATCACGGCCTACATCCACGAGCGGTTCGATGAGAAGCTGATCGGCAGCCTGTTCGTGGGGCCGGAGATCGCGGAGAAGATGGCGGAGCTGCAGGACCAGGCGCAGGAGTGGCTGAACGCCTGGAAGAAAGTCCCGCTGGCGGAAGCGGTCGAGGAGTACCAGGAAACGCCATTCCCGGCTGAGATCGAGGAAGAAATTCCGTTCTGATAGGAGACACCCTTCCGAGGGGTAAGAAGGGAAGAAAGGCCAGGGCACACGACCGGAATGGGAACCCGAGGGGGAAAGCCCTGGATCGAAGCAAATAGAACCTTACGATCAGACAATGAGAGGAACCGATGAGCGCAGAAGCCAAGTCACTGATGACACAAGTCGGAGCCTTGTTAGGGAAGGATCTCTACTCCGATCTTGTTGCGGAGCTACCTGACCGGTTTTATGCCGGGTCTGAAGACGAAAAGGTAGCGGCCCTGATGGACATCCTGAAGGCAGCGGATGCAGGGGAACGGGATGTAGAGAAGTTGGCGGCGATGGCGTAGGAGGTCAGGATGAGCGATACAACGGTTTACTGCTGCGTGGGCCGTGAGTACGCAGAGAATCAGGTAAGGCGGTTGCGCGCGGAGGTGGAGCGGCTGAGCGCGCAGCAGAAAGATTATGACTTCCTGAAAGCTCAGGTCCTGCTGGAGCGGGGCAATGCGCAGCGGCATGCTGACATTGCGGAGCAGCGGGCGAAGACCATCGATGATCTGTGCCGGGCGAAGGCGCATCTGCGGCAGATGCTGAACGAAGCGCAGGCGGAGATTGCGGCCATGCGCGCGGGCCTGAAAGAGATCGCGGACGGTGCGCCGAGGCACACAGCAGACTGGTGCGGGCGTGCGGCGCGCCAGCGATTACAAGCGAAGCAGAACCAGTAATTTGTGTTATGTGCCGTAAATGGAGGAACGATGAATATTGTTCTTTGTTCAAGATGTTCGCAACCTTGCCGGATAAGTGACCGCGCCAGCAATCCAGAGGCGCAACCGCTTAAGCTGGCAAAGCAGGCGAAGGATGGCCTTTGCCCGAATTGCGCTGTTACGGCTTTCATCATGAGCGTTGAACCGATGTATAACGCGGTGGTACGGAATGGCCCAGAGATGTTCCTTCAGCCGCACATTCAAAAAGGCTTTGCCGACCTGTTTGCAGCGGGCAACTCAGATGCCAATATTGGCGAGATTGACTGGCAGAGTGTGGTGGAGAACTGGGATTTACCAATGCCGGGAAAGCCAAAAAGGGCCGTCCAGTAACTTGCATTACCTATCGAGGATTGGAGGCCATATGGAATTACGAAATTTGTCTCTATTTGTGCAGGGACTAGGCGAACTTTACGGTTACGGTGCAGTCATCCAGGAAGCTACCGAGATCTGGGGGAAGGATCTCGCCGCTAAGGGGATGACCGGCGCAGAGTTCGCTATCGGTCCTTGCAAGGCGCTTACCGTACCTTGCGGCTGTGACAGGTACGATTGCGTCTGGTGCAACGGTTGCGGGTGGCTGACGCCTCACGTAAAAACTATCAAAGATGCTACTACCGGGAGCGGGCAAGAATGAGCGAGAAATACGATTGCACGAAAGACGTAATGCAACACAAAGAGATGGTTGCATCCTGGTTGCATAACTTCGCAAGCTTACTCAAGGGACGGGCCGAAACGCACGACAACAGTAAGCTGAAAGATCCAATCGAAAAGGCCATGTTTGACGAGTGGACGCCCGAACTGAGAACGCGCACGTTCGGAACCGACCACTACAAGCAGGCATTGGACGCAATGGGCGAGGGGGTGAAGCTACACTACAAGGCGAACCGGCATCACCCGGAACATTACGAGAACGGCGTCAACGGTATGACACTGGTAGACCTGGTGGAAATGGTTTGTGACTGGATGGCCGCGGCACAGAAGCGCAATGCCTACGTTGATCTAAACCACGCCACCGAACGCTTCGGCCTGTCTCCGCAATTGGTGGACATTATCGCCAACACCCTACGAGAACAGGATTTCTGGAACGAGATCGAGGGGGTTCCCTGTGTTTACTTGTGTCCCCCCGATAGACGGGACGGGAAGGTAGATCAAACTTAGAACCGATAATGCATTATGTGCCCTGATAGTGCTTTTCAAACCCTGGCATATATCTGTTCTGCAAGGAGGCCCCGCGTGGAAAGTCGCGATTATATACGTCAGGTCTTGCTCGATGATTTACGGGAAGGACTGATTACTACCCGTGAGCAGTTGACCGAGAGGGCGAAGCAATGGGATTTGGTGCGCCGGTTGGGATACGACAGCCTGGAACTCATGACATTATTCCTGGATGCAATTTGGGAGGAGTATGTGTAAAGCCGACACGACACAATTGGATGCAAGCTTGACCGGGCATCACTACCATTGCCCGGACTGTAACCGGCATCTAACATCGTTGATGTGTTGCCCGCAGTGCGGCAAGCGCATTGAGTCTGCCGAGGCGCTGGAGCTAGATTGCGATTACAGACAACATTTCGTAATTTGTCTCGAGGACTATCCTGATCCTGGCTGGTGCCCGCTATGCGGTGAGCCGGAAAACATTTGCCGGTGTGACGAACATGATGTTTGGGAGGAGTGATGCCATACACCATATGTGTCTACTGTGGCGAGATCATAGAAATCCCTGCCGAACTGGTTGGGGATACGCCTGTTGGCCTGGACGGGCGCGTGGAGATAGATGATTATTGCTACGATGCTTGCGAGGAGAATTTTACAGACGATGATCCGAACGATTTTTACACATGGGACTATGACCGATGAAAGCAAAGAACGAAATATCACCTAAGATGCAGGCCGCCATTGATCACATGAAGCGGCACAACAATAAGCTGGTGCGCTTCCCTGGCGGCTATTGGGCCGCGGAGGGCTGGCATATGTGGGCCGGGCCTAGTTTTGGAACCCCAACCGTAGAAGCGTTGGTCCGGCGTGGCGTCGCTGTTTACACGGTCTGGAAGGATGGCCGCGGCGGGAAATTTCCGATTGAATGTACGCTTGTGGAAGGAGCACGAATGTCGCTCCCCATGCGGGGGGGCGTGGGTTGAAACGTATCATCCGGCAGAGAACATTTATGAACGCTTGCGATTTAGCGTCAAGAAAAGCACGCCGCACCGGAATGACCTATTACGTCTACCAGGATAAGAACTACGAATGGCGCACAACGATGCACGAGCCGCCCAACTGGAAGATGAAATATTTCCCCGGTGGACGTTCGGAAGCGCGCGATAAATAGAACCGATAATGCAGTTTACCGGAATACGCTGGAGATGCTGAGATGAACAAGAAAAAGCAGACGGAGAAGGCGAAGAAGGAAGCCGAACAGCGCAAGCGGGATGCAGAACGCAAGAAAGAAGAACGCCGCACGCGCAGGAACCAGCGGATCGCCTTGCTGGTGGCTGTTCTGCTGCTCTTATGCGTGCTCGCTTTCTGGATGTACAGCCTGGATCCGGGCGCGTTCCAGACTGCGGCTGCGATGCGCTGATAAAGTGGTTTTGAAATATGTGACAAATGGCATGGACAAATGACACGTGACACGTGACATATTTCCTTGCTATAGTCTGATCGTTGCTGTTTCACCGTTGGCCGCCGGCCCCAAGCTCATCACCAGGAGAACAGGAATGGCCGTCAATGCGCAGAGCTGATCATTGGGATCATCCGCCGTAGCGCGGTTTGACGAAAGCCGCGCTGAAAGCAACCAACCAAACCCTAGACCAAGAACAACCTTAACTCTCCCAAACCGTATCATACCCTTACCGCACGGAGGTGCTTATAAGGTGTCAGTTCGGAATGGCGGACAGGAAAATGGTTAGATAGACGATGAAAGCTCCCGGCGATACCCCCGCCGGGAGTTTTTTGTTTCTATGAGTTTCTATGATTTACTTGAAGCGCGGCGCATTTTATTATATAAACAGGGAAACATTACCAAAGGAGCCAACCATGAAAAAGTGCCCGTTCTGCGCCGAAGAGATCCAGGATGAAGCCAAAGTCTGCCGCTACTGCAACCGGCAATTGGTGGAAGATGTCCGCCCGGTGGTACTACCGGCAGTATCGGCCATCAACACGGCCAGAGTCGTGTCCATCATTGCCGCCGCGCTGCTGGGCCTGGGCGCCTTCCTGCCGTGGGTGACGGTCAGCGCGCCGCTGTTCGGGTCGGTCTCGATCTCGGGGATCCAGGGGGACGGCCAGATCACCGGCCTGATCGCGGCGCTGTTCCTGATCCTGGCGCTGATCCGCAAGGGGACGCCGGGCCGGATGTTCTTCCCGTTCGCCCTGGCCGGGGGCGTGCTGGCGCTGTTCGTGGCCGCGAGCAAGTTTTCGACGATCGGCGCGGCCATCGAAGAGTTCCAGGAAGGGTATGCTGCGGTCGGCGTGGGGGTGTACCTGTCGGTGTTCGCGGCGCTGCTCCTGTGCGCGGGCGGGCTGATGAAGACGCCGGGAAAGCCGTTGCCAGAAATGGTTACAAACGAAACCAAAATGGTTTGAAGGTGTAACAGAACATAAGTTCTTTCGTTAATATTATTAAGACAGGCAAACGATCAGACGGCTGCAACGCTGCTCCTTCGCTGACCCACACCGAACACGTCGCTGCGTCACTGCCGCTCACTGCTGCACGGGTGCCTCACCAGGCCGGCTGATCGATTGCCTGTCTGTTTTTAAAGTGTAACACGCGAAATATAGAACATTGCATAGAACAAAAATCTATGCTATAAGATAAATGGGTCAGCCTGAAGGAGCGCAGGTCTATTTGCGCTCCGTTTGCTTTTAAAGACCTGCGCTCCCTGGCCTAAGAGTTTGAAAGGAGATTAACAATGGATCCGACAAGTCTCGATTTGACCAGCTTTATCAAAGCCAGTGCCGCGGGTGTGCCGCTGGTGTTCGTGGTGATCGGGTTCGTGCACTGGTTCAAGCAGTTCAAAAAGGCGGATGGATCCGCTCTCTTCGATGGCAACGTGACCCTGCTGGTGGCGATGTTCTGGGGCCTGCTCCTGGGCGGGGGCTACATGGTCACCCAGACGCGGCCGCCGGGTGGGGACTGGTGGCCGGTGTTCGTCTACTGGTTCGCCGTCTTCGTCTACGGCGTAGCGCAGGGGATCGTCGCCAGCGGGCTCTATTCAGCGGTGAAAGGAATCATCGAAAAGCAGTTCGAGAAGCTGAACAACGCCGCCGGGTAACGCTATGAGTGACCAGTCCCTCGTCGCAGAAAACAATGGGAACGGGAAGGTCACTCTGGCGGTTTTGGGACAGCGACTTGATCAGAATAACAAGCTGCTCGAACAACTGCTTGAAAAGTTCGATCACCACATCGAACAGGCCAACGTCCGGGATAACCGGCTGACAATCCTGGAAACGAAATTCGCCGATATTGAGACAATGAAAAAAGTGCTGATGGGGGGTGCGTTTGCACTGATTGGCCTGCTGGTCACGGCGGTCGTGGTCCTGGTCCGGGCCATAGGTCCAGGGTTGCCATAGATGGACGCCATCCAGACCTACGACGCGGACCACCTGACCATAGCCGTAGTGTCTGACCTGCACATTAACAGCACACTGGGCCTGTGCCCGGAGAAGATCCTGCTGGATGACGGCGGGTATTACCTGCCTTCTGCCTTCCAGGAAAAGCTGTGGAAGTGCTGGGAAGACTTCTGGGATCAGGTCGGCAAGGAACGCCTGGGCGGGGAGCTGATCGTGATCGTCAACGGGGATGCCGTGGACGGTGACCACCACAACACGCCGCAGATCGTGAGCCGCAACCTGGAGACCCAGCGGCAGGCCGGGATCTCGGTGCTCTCCCGGCCGGCGCGCATGGCCAGCGCGCTGTACATTGTCCGTGGGACGGAAGTGCACGTGGGCAAGAGCGCGCAGGCCGAAGAAGCGCTGGCCTACGACCTGAACGCTGTGAAGACGCCGGAAGGCCGCAATAGCTGGTGGCGCCTGCCGATCAGTTTCAGCGGCGTGCGGTTCGACTTTGCGCACCACGGGAACATGGGCCGGCTGCCGTGGACCACGAACAACATGATCAACCGGCTGGCCGTGGAGATTGAATTGGAGTACCGGCGGATGGAGCTGGAGCCGCCGAACTTCGCCATCCGGTCGCATAACCATCGGTGGGGCGATTCGAGCATCTTCAACCCGGTCAAGGTCATTTCACTGGCCGGGTGGCAGGGGCCGACTGCCCACGTTCACCGGATCGCACCGGGCGCGCTGCCGCAGGTGGGGGGGCTGATCTTTCACATCGATAACGGCGCGGCAAGCTTCCGGGTGGTGAGCTACACAAAGGACATGCCGTGGCTGATTTAGAGATTACACACGATGACCTGCTCAGCGCGCTGCTGGCAGCGCAGACGCAGGAAGGGGACGATGGGCGCGCGCTGACCAGCCAGGAGATCCAGGAGCGCACGGGCTGGAGCGATAAGCGGGTGCGCGCCAGGCTGCACGAGCTGCAGCGGGCCGGGAAGCTGAGTGTGGTGTGGGTGCAGCGGCTGAACCTGTTCGGGGCGATGCAGGCCAGGCCGGGCTACCAGTTGAAGGAGTTGCCATGAGCGGATTCGGGAAGGGAATGTATCTGTGGCAGGTGCCGAAGATCGAAGAAGGCGACGCCTGGCGGATCGCCGATGAAACGGTGCGCGCCGGGTTCAATCACGTCCTGATCAAGATCGCCGGCGGCGCGTATGCCTACAATGACAACGAGCCAACCACGAAGCTGGTGGAGCTACTGCGCGCCCGGGGGATCTTCGTCTGGGGCTGGCACTATATTTATGGCGATTACCCGGCGCAGGAAGCGGCGATCGCTGCCCGGCGCGTCCACGAGCTGGCGCTGGATGGATACGTGATCGACGCCGAATCGGAGTTCAAAGAAGAAGGCAAGGCCGTGGCCGCCAAAGCGTTCATGGCAAAGCTCCGGGCCGGGCTGAGCGGCGTGCCGATTGCGCTCTCTACCTACCGGTTCCCGTCATACCATCCCGCTTTCCCGTTCGCCGAGTTCCTGGCGCAGTGCGATTACAACATGCCGCAGGTGTACTGGATGGAGGCCACGAACGCCGGGGAACAGCTCCGCCAGTGCGTGGACGAGTACCGCCAGATCGCACCGGAGCGGCCGATCATCCCGACCGGCGCGGCGTTCAGCGAGCGGGGGTGGAGCGCGCAGCCGGGTGAGGTGATCGACTTCCTGGACACGGCCCGCGCGCTGGGGCTCTCGGGGGCGAACTTCTGGGAGTGGGAGAACTGCCGCAGGCTGCTGCCGGGCGTGTGGGACGTGATCAGCCGGTACTCCTGGACCGTGACGAACGTGGAGCCGGAGCCGGTGCCGGAGCCGGAGCGGGTGGAGGTCACGGCCTGGCGGCTGAACGTGCGCACCAGCCCGGCGGTCGTGAGCGGGAACGTGATCGGGGCAGTAGCGCAGAAGACGAAGCTGGACGTGGCCGGAGAGCAGTCCGGCGATTGGGTGCCGGTGCGCGCGTGGGTGCATAAGGACCACGTGAAACCCTGCGTATAGACAATACGCACGGAGCGCAGGGGGTAGCGCGCGGCGGCCGGCTTCCTGGTTGGGGTAGGGGAGCCTTTAAAGAAAAAATACCGGAATTTCCGCTTTTGACGATCAAAGCATCGGCGGCGGGGAGTCGGAAGCAGAACAGGCAATTGCGGTTATCGGCATACTACAGGGGCACATGGCAGAAGACGAGCAGACGGCATTTCCAGCGAGCGAGACGGTTCCCGGCCAGCCGGAGAGCCGGTCGGCGCGCGCCCGGTTCCTGGAGTCGAAGCAGGACTGCCCGTGGTTTGAAGAGTACGAGATCCTGCGCGCCGAGGGCTGGACCTGGCGGCTGGCGGCTTACATCGCCTGGGCGTCTTCGCCGGTCCAGGGCCGGTGGCCGCGCAATCTGGAAGAGCTGGCGACGCAGGTCCTGGGGATGCGCAGCGAGCGCTCGATCCGCAACTGGCGGAAGAAGCGGCCGGAGATCGACGAGCGGGTAGGGCGTCTGCAGGTGGAGCCGCTGTTCAGGCACCGGGCGGACGTGATCAGCGCGCTGGTGGAAGTGGCCAGCATGCCGGACCCGAAGGCGCACCAGGACCGTAAGCTGTTCCTGGAGATGACGGGCGATTACAAGCCGAAGGGCAACGTCTCCCTGACCGGGCCGGATGGAGATCCGCTGATCATCCGCATTGTGGACGAAGAAGAGCCGGAAGACGATGCCTGAGCTGACCATTGCCCTACCGAAGCCACACCAGGGCCAGGCCGAATACCTGCGCTCGACGAGGCGATTCAACGTGCTCTGCTGCGGGCGCCGGTGGGGTAAGAACATTGTCAGCCATCGGCGGATCATCCGGGCAGCGCTCCCGGGAAAACCGGTTGCATGGTACGCGCCCACATACCGGATGCTGTCGGAAGACTGGCGCGAGCTGTGCGACCGGCTGGCGAAGGTCACGGTGCGCAAGAATGAGAGCGAGCACCGGTTGGAGCTGATGGGCGGTGGGGTGATCGAGATGTGGTCGCTCGAAAACCCGGACGCCTCGCGCGGGCGCAAGTACAGCCATGCGGTGATCAACGAAGCGGCGATGGTGCGTGACCTGACCAACGTCTGGAATATGGTGATCCGGCCGACGCTGGCGGACTTCCAGGGCGGGGCAGACTTTCCCAGCACGCCGAAAGGGTTGAACGGCTTCTATGACCTGTGGCAGCAGGCCGGCGGGGATGATGAGGGCTGGGCGCGGTTTCATTTCCGCACGGATGACAACCCCCACATAGCGCGCGGGGAAGTGGATGCCATGCGCGCCAGCCTGCCCGAGCGGGTCGTGCGGCAGGAGATCGACGCGCTGTTCGTGGAAGACGGCACCTACTTCCAACGGATCGAAGAAGCCGCCATTATCCAGAAGCCGGACACTCCAGATCAGCACGAAGGCCATTACCTGGTGATGGGGGTCGATTGGGCCTTGTCAAATGATTACACGGTCCTGACTGTGGCCTGTAGAACGTGTAACCGGGTCGTGGATTGGGAGCGGTTCAACAATATCGATTTCACCTACCAGAGAGAGCGGCTGGTAACAATGGCTTCCCGCTGGCGCGCGCTGGTGATGCCGGAGCGCAACTCTATCGGAGAGCCGAATATCGAGCTGCTGCACGGGCGGGTGCAGGTGCTCTCTGGGCCGGATGGGAAAGCGGGCTTCAACACATCGGCGACCACAAAGCCGATGCTGATCCAGGGGCTGGCGGCTGCGCTCGAACACCACGGCTTCCAGGTCCCGGCCAGTTATGCGGACGAGCTGCGCAGTTACGAAGTGGAGATGGGCACTTCCGGCCATCCGAAGTTCAGCGCTCCGTCCGGCGCGCACGATGACCGGGTGATCAGCCTGGCGCTGGCGTGGTATGCGCTGTCGAGCAGCGGCCCGGCGGAAGCGGTTGTAACCGATTCGGAAATAGACGGATGGCACGCAGAACGGAGACGATCATCATGGCAGTGAGCGGAGCAGCACAGGAACAACCGGCGCCGAAGCCCGGTGATCTGGCCGTGGCGGAATACGTGATGAACGATATTGAAGCCAGGGTGGAGCTGGGGAAAGCCCGGTATGGGACGGTGCTCAAAACAAACAACGGCAGGGATGCCCTATGGGACGCATATCAGGAGATCCTGGACGCTGCGTTCTACCTCCGCCAGGCCATTCTGGAGCGGGATGGGGCGTAGAGATGGACAAGCAGCAGCGGATCAGAAATATGCTGGAAAGCCTGGCGCAGTCCCTGACCTGTGGGAACTGCGGTGAGATCACCTCGGTGGAGAGCCAGTACACCTGCAGAAAATGCGGGCGGGTGCTGTGCGAGAAGTGCGGGAAGCGGTGGGGCTGGTGCAAGTTTCACGTTCCAACCTGTACCCACTCCGAAACATCAATGGTTCAAATTCCCGGCGTTCAGATGATCGGGCTATGCCAGCACAACATGGTTTGCCCTGTCTGCGGGTATGGTTGGGGAGCAAATCCCGACCCATGCGACGCTACAGAAGGCGTCCGCTAATTCGTATTATCTGCTCTATTTCTAGCACAAAAACACTATGAAAATCCTGCACGCAACCACGCACCACAAGCTGATTTACCTGTTCCTGGACGGGAAAGACGTTTCAAATGTTGCCTTCTACGCCGAAGGACCGGAAGAAGAAGGCACCGAAGGACCGGGAAAAGTATCGATGTACGTGCGGGATGGGCAGGGCAGGATCGCAAAAAACGAAGACGGCAGCCCGGTGATCGAGCGCAAGGAAGGCCGGGTGAAGTGGCAACTGTCAGACCTGGGGATCATCCGGGAGCTGGAACGGAAAGAGTGAGCAAAGGAGCGAGCGACGATGAACAAGCGATTGCGATTGAGAGAGCGGGTGGTCAAGTGGCTGGGCGGGGTCACGCGCGCTGACCTGGATCAGATCAGCCGCCGGGCTTTCGAAGGCGGGTTCGAAGCCGGGGCCAACGATGAGCCGGTGATCTACGATTCGTCCGGCCAGGCCATGAGCACCGGGTACAAGTCGATGGAATCCACGCCGCGGGACCTGTCTGGTATCAGCCAGGAGAAAGCGATCGAAGCGGCATACCGGCTGTGGAATACCAACCCCCTGGCCGGCGCGCTGACGGAGATCATGGTGGACTATATCATTGGCGACGGTATCACGGTGGTTGCAGCCAATGAAGACGTGCAGCGCGCGTTGGACCGGTTCCTGCAGGACCCGGTGAACGGCCTGATCAACGAAGATGGGAGCGTGGGGGAAGGGCTCGAATCACTCGTGCGTGAGCTGGGCCTGTTCGGGGAGCAATTGGTATTGGCCTTTCCGCGCGATGGGGCCGACATTGGCATGGTTGCGGACGGCCTGCTGCGGCTCGGCAAGGTGGACCCGTCCCAGATCAAGTCGATCATCACCGACCCTGGCAACCAGCGGGATTTGATCGCCGTCCGGCTGAAGGACAAGCACGGCGGGGACGATGGGCCGCTGTATAAGATCATCCGCCGGGACGAGGCGGGCGGAGTGCTGGAAGGGCTGCGGGACCTGCGCAAGTACCGGGAGATGGTGGGGCGGTCTATCCGGCCGGAGACTGAGAGCCTGCGGACGGTGCGCGGCCAGGAGTGGCTGGTGTGCGACGTGGGCGGGCGCATCCAGGTCCGGGAAGCCGACTTGAAAGAGTTCCAGGCGGATGGGGAGTGCTTCCTGTTCCAAGTCAATAAGATTTCTACCGGCCTGCGCGGGCGGCCGGACCTGCTGCGCATGATCGATTGGCTGGATAGATTCGATCAAATCTTTTTTGACGGTGCTGAGCACGTGGCACTACTCAATATGTTCGCCTGGGATCTCAAGATCGAAGGCGGGGAAGAGAAGGCGCCGGAGCCAGAGCGGAACCTGCGGATGCAGGCGAAGACGGTCAGCAAGATGAAGCCGGGCAGCGTGTACGCGCACAATGAGAAGGCGGAGCTCACGCCGAAGAACCCCGATTTGAAAACCGCCGACCTGGAAACCATGGTGCGCCAGCTCCGGGTCCTGATCGCTGGCGGCGCGCGGGTGCCTGAGCACTGGGTGGCCGAAGGCGGGTACACCAACCGGGCCACGGCCAGCGAGATGGGCAAGCCAACCTATAAGATGCTGGCGCGCAGGCAGGGCGTGGTGCGGGGGATGCTGCGCAAGCTGTGCCAGTACCAGATCGATGTGCTGGTGCAGCTCGGGCAACTGCCGGAAGAAGTGGACGTGCTGGACGAAGAAGGGAACCCGACTGAGACCCAGCCAGCGAGGGAAGCGTTCGAGATCGAACTGGCGGACATCAACGAGACCGATACCAACATGGCGGCCAGCGCGCTGGCGACAGTTGCGCAGGCGGTCCTTCCGATGGTGGCCAGCAATCTCCTGACCAAGAAGCCGGCGCTGGAACTGGTGGCAGCGGTGGCCAGCCTGCTAGATGTGCAGCTCGACGTGACCAAGATCCTGGAAGATGCCGAAGGGGAAGGGCTCTCACCCGAGACGGCCAACAGCCTGAACGATCTGATCGACAGTCTGAAGAACAAAGGCGCGGACAATGGACAGGGACCTGAAGACGGCGCTGAAGAAGCTGATCCAGGCGAGTGATCTTACCTGGGACGAAACGAAGCTGATCCTGGCGAACTTCACCCAGCTCCACAAAGAGTTGAACGAGCTGGTGATCACGTCCGGGCAGTATCGCAAGGGGGAACTAGCGCGCATGCTGGGCTCGCTCGATTTCCTGCTGCACACACACTCGGAAGAGATCAGCGCGCTGGCGCAGGCGATGCAGGTCCGGGCCTGGCAACGGGGAACCGATGCCTATGACGATGTGATGAAGGCGGCGGAGATCCGCTTCTTCAAGGGCCTGGGCGGGATGGAAAACGAGATGATCCGCCAGTTCGTCACCACGGACCGGATCAAGGGCGTCACCGAAGAGATGCGCGCGCTGATCCGGGAAGAGATCGTCTCTGGCGTGATGATGGAGCAGACGCCGCACCAGGTCATGGCGAAGATCACGAACATCGTGGGGATCCGCAATGAGCGGGGGTACCGGGAGATCGGCACCACGGGGATCAGCGCGAAGGCGGAGCGGATCATGCGCACGGAGCTGCTGACGATCCAGAACGCCGGGGCGTACACGAACAAGGTCGAGACGCTGAACCAGTTCCCGGACTTACAGGATATGTGGCTGGCAACCGGCGACGCGCGCACAAGGCTCTCGCACCTGGCCGCTCACGGGCAGAAGAAGCCGGTGGACGGCTATTTCACGGTGGGCGGCTGGCAGTGCCGGTTCCCGGGGGATCCGACCCTGCCGGCGCACGAGCGGATCAACTGCCGGTGCACAAGCGTTCCATACCGGGAAGATTGGGGGCCGGTCGAAGACCTTACAGGTCCGCTGGATGAGCTGATCGACGCGGAGCGGGAACAGCGCGCAGGAGAGTGAAGCATGAGTGTCCTGGTGGACGGCCAGCAGCACGGCGCACACAGATCCACATGGCAGGAGCCAGGCGAAGATACCGCGACTAGTCGCGAGCCGGCCGGTGGGCTGGTGATGAACGTTTCGCTGCGGGAGCACCAGCTCCTGCTCCGGCTGCGCATGCTGGAGAGCGGGACGTTCGTGGTCAAGGTCCAGAAGAAGCAGCGTGGGATGAACGGGCTGGATGCCTTCAAGGTGGAATGATGGACGAGAACGAAAAGACCGAGATCGAAAAGCTGAAAGTTATTTTTATCTCCGGCCGGTACAGGTCGCCGCGCGGTGAGTATTACGTGCGCTGTAACATCCGGGAAGCCGAGCGCGCGGCGCTCTGGGTGTGGCTGCAAGGGGGCGTGGCCATGTGCCCGCACAAAAACACAGCCGGGTTCGGCGGCGCGCATGACATCCAGGATCAGACCTGGCTGGATGGGGACAAGGCGCTGCTCCTGCGGTGTGATGCAGTGTGGGCGCTGCCGGGCTGGGAGAACAGCCAGGGAGCCACGGCAGAAGTGGCGTATGCCTGGCAGCACAATATTCCGGTGCTGTTCGACCAGCATGCGGTATTGGAGTTCCTGGGGAAGCTCCAGAAATAGAACCGGTAATGCGCTTTATCGGAAGCCCTGGTGAGTGCCAGGGCTTTTTCGTTTTCTAAGAAATTCATAGAATTTGCCCATTGACAATCAAAGCGATTTGATTATAATAGAGATAGTTGAATAGAGAACAGCCAGAACCACGGGAGAAAGCGAAATGAAACACCTGAATCCCCACGAAGGAATTGACCCGAAAGACCCCGGCCGCCAGATGCGAGCGCAATATCAACTCGATGAATGGCTCCGGTCGAAAATCTGGCTGCACATGCGCGGCCTGGTGGTCAGCGTTTCCGGCAACACCTATCCGGTCAAGGATACCCTGAAGGCGCTGGGGATGAAGTTCAACGGCGCCAGCCGGGAATGGTCGTATACCGCAAAGAACGCCGATGACATGAAGGCGTTTATCCGCAAGCTCAATCAAGCGGTCGAGCTGGTGGACACTGATAAGAAAATCGTAGACGTAGTAAACAGCCTATAGGAGATTGAGATGGACGGCTACATAAACAACGGTTATGTGTGTGTACGGCGGGACGGAAACGAGTACCGCCTGGAGCCCGCTAATAACCAAGCCAGAAATCAATTTGGCCGCGAATTGGACGAGACCTATGAGAATGTAGCCGAGCCTATCCAGGTAAGCGAGGATGGACAGCCGTTTGTGTGCAAATAGGAGACCCGCGATGATCACCGAGCACAAGTACACCACCGAATACACCAACACCACCGACCAGGTGGTTATGCTGGCCGACGGGCGCGAAGTCCTGGCCGTGGGCGCCGAAGAGATCAAGGCAGTCAAGCAAGAGATCTCCGAGAAGTACCCGTCCTGGAATGAAGACCTGCCAGGATAGGCCAATGGTCACCAACTCGAAACAAGACTTTGAAAAGCTGGCCGCCGCTGCTGCCCGGATCATCCAGGTAGCCGGCGGCCCGGCCGTGATCGATGCCGTGCAGGGCGAGGCCCGTTACACGCTCCTGCGCGGCTTTGCCGATCAACTGGTAGACGAGACCGGATGCTCGCTCAGCACGGCCCGGCGCCACATCGCCCGCGCACTGCGCCGGGCACGCCATCCAGAAGAGCCAGACCCGGCGCGCGGTGGATACCGGCCTGGAGCAGGGAGAAAACCGATGGAACATATAGAACCCTTTACCTTGATCGAGTATCACAACGGCATCTACCAGGGCTTTTGGCTTCCGCCAGTAGAAGCCATTCAGCAGGCCGGCGGACCAGAAAAAGTGAGGGGATACCGGATTGGACACTCCCGGTCCGTAGTAAATCTAGTCGGTGCCGGAATAGAGATCAGCCGCACCAACGCGGGCAGCCGGCTCCCCTACGAGGAAGCCCTGCGGCGAGTGCAGGTCGAAGTAAAAAACGTTCGGATACTGATGGATGGCGCCGACGAAATCGGCGCAGTCGGCGAGGTCTGGACAAAGACCGACGACGATAATTGGGTTAACGAGGGGGAATACGTTATGTCCACAGACCTGGAATGGGTCAGGCCGCCTTTTCTCCCCGTGGTATAGCTATGTATCACGGCACCAGCACCCCCAACGCGCGCAAGATCGTGAAGAGCGGCCTGGCACCAGGCTCCTATGTCACACCGGACTTTGAGCTGGCGGCGTCTTATGCGCTGCGCACAGGCGACCCCGCGGTGGTGTGCCTGTACCCAAAGGCTCACGTCTCGACGCCGGAAGACCCGGCCTACGAAGGCGTAGAGCTTGTAACTACCCGGCGGGCCTACGTGATGCGCACCCTGCGCCCAAAATTCCAAGAGATCCCCGCTGACTGGTACGAGCTGACAGACGGCATGGAGCGCAAATACCCGGACCTGTTCGAGCGGGAGAACTGGCGCTGATGCTCGCCTCCGTTGCTACCCCTGTTACCGCTTCCGTCACCCGGCTGCGCTATAAGCCCGGCTCGCTCACGGCCTATCTGCCGGAGCGCCGGGACGATTTCCGGGAGCTTGTCAGGAGCTACCGGCTGCGCTGGAATGGCGCGACCTGGGAGCGCGTGCTGGGTGACCTGAACGGCGATCCACAGCACCGCGCGGCGGAGCTGGGCCGGGCCTTGCTTGCGGCCGGGTTCCCGGTCGATTTCCCCGACCAGGAGACGGCGGACCTGGCGGTATCGGGGGAGTACGCACCCGAGATCACCCGTTGGGTGTTGGCCGGGGCGAATGAGTTTACCGGCTGGCTTCGGCTGCGCTGGAGCAGCAAGGATGATCTGTGGAGCCTGGCGCGCATGCTGCCCGGAAACCGGTACGACCCGGATACGGCCTCGGTCATGGTCCCGCCTGACCAGTGGCAGGAAGTGATCGGCTTTGCAGAGATCCACGATTTCACGATCTCCGCAAAGGCGCAGGAGATCATCGACCAGGCCAGGAAGCGCGCGGCGGGCGCCTGGGTGGTGGAACTGGCGGAGCGCAAGCCGAAGAAGAAGGTGAAACGGGGCGAAGACGCTGCGCCGGTTGCAAAGTTCCTGGATGCGCCTGCGCGCCAGATCGCTCCCATGACCGATCTCTACCCCCACCAGGCCCGCGCGGTGGATAAACTCCTGCCGTTGAAGTTGGGGGCGCTCTTTATGGACATGGGCACGGGTAAGACCCGCACGGCGATCGAGCTGGTGATCCGCCGGCAGGCGCGCCTGTCCCGTGTGGTCTGGTTCTGCCCGGTCTCGCTCAAACTCACCATTGCCTACGAGATCGAGAAGCACGCGCGGGGCGAAGCGGTGTGCGTCTTCGACGATGAGACCCGGCAGGGAGCCATCCCGGAAGCGTTCTGGTACGTGGTCGGCGTGGAGAGCATGTCATCCAGTGACCGGGTAGTGCTGGCGGTCCATGACCTGATCGATCAGGATACCTTCGTGATCGTGGACGAAAGCAGTTACATCAAAGGCCCGTCTTCGATCCGCACCCAACGGATCACCAGCCTGGCAGAGCGGGCGCGCTATCGCCTGCTCCTGACCGGGACGCCGCTTAGCCAGGGCGTGGAAGACCTGTATGCGCAGATGCGGTTCCTGGATTGGCAGATCCTGGGATACAAGAGCTTCTATGCCTTCGCCGATGCGCACCTGATCTACTCGGACAAGTTCCCGGGGATGGTCTCGGGGACGCGCGGCGTCAAGGAGATCACGGACAGGATCGAGCCGTTCGTGTTTCAGATCACCAAAGCGGAGAGCCTGGACCTACCCGAGAAGCTGTATGATGCGGTGTATTTCGGATTGACCCAGCCGCAGCGGGATGCTTACGAGCAGGCGAAGTATGAGATCCTGCTGGGGGTGCCGGAAGACCTGATCGACAGCTACACGATCTTTCGCCTGTTCACGGCGCTGCAGCAGATCGTCTCCGGTTTCTGGAACCGGGAAGGTCAGCTCCTGGAGTTTTTCCACCAGAGAATAGAACAGCTAATGCATATTACCGGCGCAGTCCCGGACGGCGAAAAGGTCATTGTCTGGTGCAAGTTCGTCCATTCCCTGGCTGCCATCGCCGCCGCGCTGGAGACCGAACACGGCGCAGGCTGCACAGCGCGCTATTATGGCGAGCTCTCCGAGCAGGAGCGAGACGCAGAGATCACCCGCTTCCGGGGCCCGGCGCGCTTCCTGGTGGCGACGCAGGCCACCGGCGGCCACGGCCTGACCCTGACGGAAGCGCATTATGCCGTCTTCTACGAGAACGGGTTCAAGTATTCCGAGCGCATGCAGGCGGAAGACCGCATCCACCGCATCGGCCAGACGGAGAAGGTGACGTACATCGACCTGGTGGCGCGCTGGTCGATCGACGAGCGCATCCAGGCGGCGCTGGCGCGCAAGGAGGATGTGGTGAAAAGCTTTAAGCGGGGTCTATCGAGCGCGCAGGAGCTCAAGAAAGCAGGGACGAAGCTATGAGCAAGATCAGGCTCTCGATCAACGTCCTGGAAGCGGCGCAAGACCGCATGCGCCTGGTGTTTGACCATTATGATACGGTCGTGGTCAGCTATTCCGGGGGGAAAGACTCGACCGTGCTTCTGGACCTGGCCCGGCAGGAAGCGGCGCGCCGGAACCGGCAGATCTACGCTTTATTCGTAGACCCGGAAGCGCAGTATGCCGAAACGATCCGCCAGATCGAGCGCGCGCTGCTGAATGACCCGGTGATCATCCCGATCTGGGTGTGTATCCCGCTCCTGTGGCGCAATGCGGTCAGCGTCTTTCAACCGCACTGGCGCACCTGGGACCCGGACGAGCGCGCTCTCTGGGTGCGGGAGATGCCGGAATATGACTGCGTGATCAGCGACCCGGCCCGGTTCCCGTTCTACGATCCGAACTTCGGCATTGACGAAGTAGTGCAGGAGTTTCCCCGCTGGCACCTGCAGCAGTGCGGCGGCCAGCGCTATGCCAGCCTGGTCGGTATCCGGGCAGATGAGAGCTTCCACCGCTACACGGCGATCAAGGGCAAGCGGAAAAAGACTTTCCTGAAGCTGGGGGACCGGAAGGTACACTGGTCCACCATCCCGGACGAGAAGGAGCCGGAGATCGTCAACTTTTACCCGATCTACGACTGGCACGTGTCGGACGTATGGCGCTATATCCACGACCGGGGGCTACCCTACAACCGGGTATATGACCGGCTGTACCTGGCCGGCGTGCCGATCCAGGAGCAGCGCATCTGCCAGCCGTATGGGGACGAGCAGCGCCGGGGGCTGGACCAGTGGGCGCGGATCGAGCCGGAGACCTGGGCGAAAGCGCTGGACCGGGTGACCGGGGTCAACTACGGGCAGCGTTACGCCGGGCAGAAGCTGATCGGCTACCACCGGGGGATCCTGCCGCCAGGACATACCTGGAAGAGCTACTGCTTCTTCCTGCTGGCTACGGTTCCCGAGACCGTGCGCGAGCGTTACATGGCAAACTTTGCCATCGCCATCGAGTGGTACATGAAGTTCCGCTTTGTGGGCAATGTGGATGACATCGTAGACGATGACACGCCGCTTGATAACCCTACGGACTTCAACATCCCGAGCTGGCGGAAGATGGCGCTCTCAGTGCTCAAGAATGATTTTTGGGGCGGAACGCTCGACATCGGGGTGACGAAATACCCGCTGCGGGACGTGTACGAATCGGTTGAGGAGACCGGTAAGGTGAATGTGCGGGTATCCGTGCGCCCGTTCTACGAGCTGCTGCGCCAGGAGTTCGAGCGCTACCAGGCCAGCGGGATCGAGGCAGTCAGCCTGGACTTCGAACACCCCACGGCGAAAGGCCCGGTGCGGCCGATGATCAAAGCCCGGTATAAGGATATTTGACATGGAAATTCAACGGTTCGAGCACAGCGAAGAGAACGATTTCTTCTGGTCGAAGATGGGGCGCTTCTTTGCATCTCCGAAAGTGCGGGATGCCGTGGGCGGCTTTATGACCTCCGACCTGCGTTATACCTGGTGGGTGGCGTTCGACGAGGCCGGGCAGGTGCGCGGTTTCTGCGCGGCGCGCAGGGACAAGAAGGGGAAGCGCATTTACCTGACCTATGCCTATGTCCTGCCGGAGCACCGCGGCCAGGGCGTATATGAGCAGCTCTTCCTGGCACGCCAGGCGGACGTAATGGGCTGGCAGGGCATCGAGAGCTTATGGTCTGTGGTCAATCCGCACTCCGAGAAAATATTCTTCGAGCATGGATTCATCGAAACCGGCCGGAAGGGGCAGTACGTGACTGTTGAAAAGAAGGTGGAGCATGCAGAGCCTGTTTGACAGCCTGGTGGATCAGATCGCAGAAGAGTTCGAGCCAATCCGGGATAAAATCGCCCGGCTGCCGCTCCCCGAGCAGGTCGAAGCGCTGAACCGGCTGCGCGCGATGTTGCACGAAGTAAGCCCGTTCAAAGATGAGCCGGTGGACTGCGTGCAGTGGGTACCGGTGGAGCAGGTCCAGGGTAATGACTATAACCCGAACAGCGTGGCGCCGCCCGAGATGAAGCTCCTGGTGCGCTCGATCGATCAGGACGGCTATACCCAGCCGGTGGTGGGCTGGCGGGTGAACGGGCACGTGGAAGTGGTGGACGGCTTCCACCGGGCGCGCGTGGGAAAGGAGAGCCAGGCCGTGCGCCGGCGGGTGAAGGGCTACCTGCCGGTAGCGTTGATCAAGAGTAGCCGCCAGGACCGGCGCGACCGGGTGGCGGCCACGATCCGCCACAACCGGGCGCGCGGCGTGCATGCGGTCCTGCCAATGACGGACATCGTGGCGGACCTGGTGCGCCAGGGCTGGACGGATACCGAGATCGCCAAAGAATTGGGGATGGACGCCGACGAGGTGCTGCGCTTTAAGCAGAATACCGGCATTGCGGAGCTGTTCAAGGACAGCGAATACAGTGCGGCCTGGGAGTAAAATAAGGCAGGTAATGGTACTTACCGGCAGTCCTAAAAATTGCCCCTTGACATTGCAATACTTGCAATCGTTAGAATGTTTTCTATGAGTGCATATATTGACAGTCTCCCATCCCCTGAGGAAATATACAATCTGCTCTTTGCACCAAGAGATGATGATGAGCCAGATTGGAAAGAGCTATACGACCAATTGGCGGTAGAAGGAATTACAGCGCCTGATGTAGTATTTGACATTGATCTTTTTGATCCATCCTACGCTAAGGACATGAATGAAACTTGTCCTTTGTCCGAAAGTCGGAGAAATGGGCAATATCTTAAGGGCTGTTATGCCTTCTTTGAAGCAGGAGTAAAGAGAGACGAAACATTTATTCCCCTGTATGTGGGGAAATCAGTGCGCCTTCGTTCCCGAATAAAAAGCCATTGGAAAAAAGGTGAATGGTTGGCAGATTGGTTCGATAAACGATGGGATGAAGTAGAAACCTATTTTCCAGTAGTAGCAGTTTGGTTTACGGATAAAACAGCAGGGTTTGAGACAGAACTAATTCAGAGACTTAAACCGATCTACAATAAAAGGATTGAATAGAACAGATAAAACAGATTATCAGCCATTCAAAAATATTGGGCTTTTCTTTCATGGGGGCAGCAGGATTATAATTATTTTTAACCGCAGGGCCAGAGACGCACACATAGGATTGCAACCCTGCCAGGCTCCGGGCGTTCCGGGGCCTTTTTATTGACAAAAAGAAAATTTGTGCTAAGATTTGGGTAGTGGCTGGACCAACCAGCCGTCTTACCCGTAGGACGTGAAACGCAGACACACGGACTCCATTCTGGAGCCGTGTGTTTTTTGCGTTCCGGGCTCCAGGCGCAGGAGGTGGCATGGAAGAACAAGAAGGCGAACTGCAGCAGATCCCCCTGGACGAAAGCATGCACATCGTCGCTTCCCGGCAGGAAATGGAAGGCCGCGAATGGGAAGTGGTCGTGATCGGCCCAGCAACGGAGGCCGACCTGGTGAGCGATGGCGGCCGGGAATATATCCAGAGTAAGAACGGGCGGCTCTACTCGGTCGAAGCTCTGGCCGAATCGGTCCCGCTTTGGTCCGGCGCGCAGGTTTTTGACAACCATTTGAGCGACGCGCAATACCAGGCCAGCCAGGGCATGCGGAGCATCGCAAAGGATTTGATCGGCGTGATCGTCGATCCGGTTTGGGACGCCGGAAAGCGTGCAATCACCGGGATTCTGAAAGTGGTAGACGATGGTTTCCGCTTGAAACTGCTCAATGCGGAAAAGGCTGGGGTATTGAACCTGATCGGTGGGCTGTCCATCGATGCCCTGGCCGAAGCGAAACAGGCGAAGGTTGCCGGTCGGAATATGCCGGTGATCGAGAAGATCAGTCGTGCTCTAAGCGTGGATGTGGTCGCTACCCCGGCAGCGGGCGGGCGGCTATCGCGCATGATAGCGGGAATGAGCCCGCTGCAACCCGAACAATCCATTACGGAGGATGAGATGGCAGAGGAAAATGTCGAGAAGAAAGTGGAAGAGGCACAGGCGACCGCTCCACAGGCTGAGCCGGTAGAGCCCGAAGTGCCGCAGGCCATGAAGGATGCCCTGGCGAAAGCCGAGCGCCTGGTGGCCGAAGCCGAACAGCGCGTGCGCCTGATGGAGTGCGCGCACCTGCTGGGCACGAAGCTGGACGAGTCCGGCCTGCCCGCATCGTTCCGCGAGCTGGTTGCGAAGCAGTTCCGCGGCAAAACCTTCGAAGCGAAGGACCTGGATGAGGTCATCGCCGGGCAGCTCGAAGCCTTGAAAAAGGTCACTGAGAGCGGCAAGGTCAACATCCCCGCCGGCGCGCGGGTGAGCGTTTCCCCGGTGACCGAGATGGACCGCTTCGAGCTGTCCTTCCTGCGGATGGTGGCCGGCGCTACCAGGTTCAACGAGCTGGCGACCAAAGAAGGGGAAGCCCTGTACCCGATCCCGGCCCTGCAGCGCTACGTGGAAGCCGGGCGGCCTGCCCTGGTCCACCCCCGGCGCCTGTCCGAGTGGTATTACGACCTGACCGAGGACTATGACGGTTTCGGCCAGTTCCGCAATACCCGGCTGCTGGAAGCCAACGTCAATACCGGCTCGGTGGCCAGCATCGTGAAGAACACGGTCAACATCCTGCTTGCCAACGATTACTCCCAGCGCTTCCGCTGGTGGGAGCCGATCGTGCGCCAGGAGGACGTTGATACGATCGACGATGCGACCCTGGTCCGCACCTACGGCGTTTCCAACCTGGCAACCATCGCAGAAGGCGGCCCGTATACGGAGCTCGACTGGGAAGACGAAGAGGAAACCGCCAGCTACGCGAAGCGCGGCAACTACATCGGCGTCACCCTGGAGACCTTCCTGCGTGACAAGATCAACATCCTGCGCTCGCTCCCTGGACGGCTCTCCAATTCCTGGTACAACACCGTTTCGGCCCTGGTCGCTGCGGTCTTCACCACGAACACCGCGGCCGGCCCGGTCCTGACCGATACCGGCGCGCTGTTCAACAACACCGCGACCACCATCGCCGGCGGCCATGCCAACCTGCTGGTTGCTGCGCTGTCCTACACCGCTTACGATGCGGTCGTGACGGCAATGATGGCGCAGACCGATCAGGTCCTGGGCGCCGGGCAGAAGCTGCTCATGTACCCGAAGTACCTCCTGGTCCCGACCGCTCTGCGCGCTACCGCCAACCAGATCCGCAACACGGAGATGGTGCCCGGCACCGCCAACTTCCAGCAGAATATGTATGGTCCCAACGGCGGCGACATGCGGCCCGAGGTGATCGTGGTCCCCAACTGGACGGATGCGACCGACTGGGCGGCCGTTGCGGATCCTGCGCAGTTCCCGGCCATCTGGCTGATCTGGCTGCGTGGGCGCCGGACTCCTGAGCTGTTCTCCGCTGAGGACGAGCGCTCTGGGGCGATGTTCACGAACGATGTGATGCGCTTCAAGGTCCGCCAGTACGGATACCGGTTCAGCGCTACCTACGACTGCGCGCCGGTCTCGGACTTCCGGCCGCTGCACAAGTCGAACGTTGCTGGCTAAGCCTGGCAGCAAGTAGGCTGATAAATCCTGTTACCTGCCCTGCCCGGTCACCCGGGCAGGGCGGAACCAAACCGAACCACACAGCCTGAGGAGGCTTACCAATGAACGAACGGCTTGTTTGCTTGAGCTTTGCAGACGGTGAAGTGGGCGTCACCCTGGCCGCCACCTACCGCTTTATCATCACCCCGGTTGACCTGACGGTGATCGGCGTCTCCTGCTCCCCGAACGCGGACGATGCCGGCCTGACCATTGACATCAATGACGATGGCACCGGCGTGATCACGGCTGTTGACTGCTCCGATCAGGACGCGCCCGGCACCTGGAAATCGACCCACATGGGCGGGACGAACGCGCCGGTGAAGATCGCGGCCGGGTCCGAGATCAGCCTGGACGCCAACAACGCCGCGGCCAATACCACGGTCCTGGTCCACATCTGGGCTCTGACCGGCGACATCATGGCGTAAGCGGTGAAAGAACAGGACCTGATCCTGGCGGCGTGCAAACGCCTGGAAGTGGAGCCGGAGCAGATCGCCGGGCACGCTCTTATTGGTGAAGAGCTGGTAATCCTGGTGAATTACGGCATCGGTGGGATCAAGAAGTACCGGATCTCAACCGGCGATCTGTTACCGGCTGAAGCTCCTGCGCCTATCCCGGCGCCGGAGCCTGAACCAACACCGGCTCCACAACCAGAGCAGGCTGCGCCAAAACCCAGCCGGAAGCGGAAGAAATAAGAAAGGCCCGGGCCAAACACCCGGGCCGAGGAGTAAACAATGGGCGTCTCAGATACGACCTACTTCACGAATATCAACTGCACCGGGGACGCGTATGTGGACGATGATGTGACCATCGGCGGCGATCTGGTCGTGGATGGGGACATCACCCCCAGCGGCACCCTGGACGTTGGAACGTTCCATCTCAACAGCGTGGCGGTCAATGCGACGGCGGCTGAGATCAACGCAGCGGCAGACAACAGCGCGCAGAACGTCGATGGGAACCTGCGCATGATGGTAGCGCGCGCTACCTATGACTTCGCCGTGGACGGCGGAGCTATCGGAGCGATCCCCGCGGGTATCGCCATCCCGGACAATTCGATCATCTGCGGCGGCTTTGTGGACGTGGTGACCACCTGCACGACCGAGGCCGCGGACGCCGGGACGATGGCGATCCACGTGGAAGGCGCGAATGACATCGTGACGGCCACAGCGGTCAGCGCGGGCGGAAACATCTGGGATGCAGGTCTGCACCCGATCGTGCCAAAGGCCAACACACCGGAGAGCACCGCGATCAAGCTGACGGCCGCGCGGGATGTTACCTTCACCATCGCCGGGCAAGCCTTTACCGCCGGGAAGTTCACGGTCTTCCTGTACTACCTGCAGGGCGACTAAGAGCGGGCAGCACCTGAGTAAGTAAGGGGGCGGGCGGTCCTGCCTGCCCCCTTTTTGGGAGGTCATCATGCCTTACGTGTTTAATACCGCGGCGCGCGTGCGGGTCACACCGGCGATCGATACCGCCATCTATGCCAGCGGAGACCTTATCGGCGGGAAGCTGACGCTCTCGAACGCCTGCCCGCTGGGCCAGTCCGGAGGGTTGATCACGGACCTGGTGCTGGTGGACCAAGACAATGAGAAGTCCGCCATTGATGTGGTGTTCTGGAGAAAGAACCCGAGCAACACCACCTTTACCGACCAGGCGCCGTTCGACTGCCACGATACCGACATGCTGGAGCTGGTGGGGGTCGTCTCCATCGCCGCGGCCGATTACGTCTCATTCGCTGACAATGCCGTGGCGACGAAGGAGAGCCTGGCGCTGGCGTTTGTGCCGGAGGATGGGCGGACTCTGTACGCCTGCCTGGTAAGCCGTGGGACGCCGACCTACACGGCGGCGACGGATCTGCAGCTCATTGTGACGGTTATCTAGGCTCTGATGGGCCAGATTTTCAAGCGCAAAATAGAGCAGGTAATCGACATTATGGGAAGTGACGCATGGCCGAAACTCTGACACTTCAGCCGGACGCAGCAAGCGGGCTGGACACGCGGCTCAATTCAGGCGCGCCGAATAACAATTTTGGAACAACCGCACTCAACCACGTCGGGAAATCGACCGGGATACACCGCATCCTAATCGCGTTTGCTCTGGCCGGCCTGCCCGCCGGGGCGACCGTGACCAGCGCCAACCTTACGATGACCTGCACCGGGGAGGGCGCGGCGACCGACTATGCCGTAGGGGTACACCGCGCTTTGTCCCAATGGTACGAAGGAGTGAAAGACAATGTCTCCCCCGACGCGGGGCAAAATGGATCGACCTGGAACCACCGCAACGCCAACGGCGCGGTGGTGTGGGTGGGCGGTGCGGGCGGTGGGGCCGGGAGCGACTACGCTGCGGTTGCAACGGCGTCCGCGTTGATTACCGGCGCGGGTACGTTTACCTGGGACGTGACCCCCGATGTCCAGGCGTGGGCGGGCGGAGCGGCAAATTACGGCTGGTGGATGATTAACGTTGACGAAGGGACCGGAGATACTTATAAAACATTTGCCATGTCCGACCACGGGACGGCCGCGAGCCGCCCGAAGCTGGAAATAAAGTACACAAAGTACACGCTGGGGCAATCAGACAGCGGCATTGTCTATCTGCTCCGCAGGCACAGGTGGTAGGCACCTTTCCGCGGCGGGCGTAGATGTGCTGGCGGCGATTTGGAAGCAATACCTTTGAGTTGCCATAGGCCGGTAAGAAAGGAGTTACCTGTTCTAAAACGCAAGTGAGAAATGGCAAGCGATGACACGGTTCTTCTGGTTCGAGTGACACACGATGGCGAGACATCCTGCCAATGGATGCCTGCCATGCTCGCGGTGGCTCTGCTCGGGGACGACCCGGAGAACGGCGAGATGTGGGCGGAAGGTTGGATCAATGCAGACGGGTGCGATATGGGCGCCTGGGACCGGAGCGCGTAGAGGATGAGCTTTTCACCGGCAGATTTTTCAGGGCTGCTCTTGTGGCTCAAGGCCGACGCCATCACGGGCGCGGTAGACGGTGCGGCGCTGGCACAGTGGGACGACCAGAGCGGCAACGGCTACCACTGCACGCAGGCGGTAGCGGGCAACCGGCCTATTTACAGCGCGACCGGGGTTGACGGCACGCCGGAGGTGGCGCTGTGCTACATCGACATGGACGGGACGGTGCAGCGGTATCTCACCGCACCGGCCGGGGTAGCGTTCAACCGGAACAACTGCACCATCTTTGCCGTAGGCAGGCCGCAAAGCAGGGACTTGACCGGCGACTCCTGCGCGGTGTGGTACGCCACCGGCGGCGCGACGCTCAACTTTGGCTGGGGGCCGGGCTGTGTGACAGCCTACAACGGCGCACTCCGCACCACTACCGCGACGATAGGCTACCAGCCGCACGCTATCGGGATGACCTCCAGCGGGACGGCCTTCAAATTGTGGCTGGGCGACACATCAGAATCATTTGCCGCGGCAAACGCAGCCGCCATCGCGGGCGGCAAAATTGGGGCGGGCGGCGGGCTGAACCTGTACGGCGCGCTCAAGGAGCTGGTGATTTACGACCATGCCCTGACCGACGAAGAGTACGCGCAGCTGTACGACTACGCCCGGATACGGCACTTCTCACCGCCGAATAAGCTCCTGGTTTGCGACGGCGACAGCCTTACCACCGGGTATGGAGCAACCAACAACCGCAGCTATCCCGCCCAACTGTGGGGGCTGCTGGGGCGCAACTGGCAGGTGTACAACGCGGCGGTGGCGGGCCAACAGACGGATGCCATGATCACGGACGGTGCAGCCGAGATTGACCCGCTGTACTCCGCCTCATACTACAGCAATATCCTGGTGTGCTGGTCCGGGGTGCTGGATCTGTACTACGGGCAGACACCGGCGCAAGCTTGGGAACGAATCAACACCTATTGCGCGGCGCGCCAGGCGGCGGGCTTCCAGGTGGTAGTCTGCACCTGCCTGCCGAGCGGGTTTATTGATGAGGCCGACCGCAGCGCACTCAATGCGCTCATTCGGGCTGGGTGGTATACCTGCGCCGACGCGCTGGCCGACATTGCCGCCGATACGCGCATCGGTGACGCCGGCGACAATCTGGACCCGGCGTATTACAACAACAGCGACGGTAACGCTACCCACATGATGCCGGCCGGCTATGCGGCGGTGGCGGGCATTGTCGAGGCGGAGATTGACGAGCTTGCAAGGAGAGTAGCCACGACAAGGCGACTATACACGCGGCGGCGCAGCCTAATAATGACTGTAAAGGAGCGGAGACGATGAGCGTTGATCCGCGCGAACTGGCCCAATCCCCGATTCGCATGGGGAAGGACGAATCAATAGCCTGGCTGGTGGACTTCACGGCCTGGGGGACGCCTGATGATGCCACGGCAGCGCTGAAGCTGATGAACCAGGACGTACCCGGCATAGACGTAACCGCAACCTACATGAGCGGAGTAACGTCGGTATCCGGCGATGTGGTGACCCTGCCGATCATTGCCGGTCTGGAGCCGGGGGCGGTGTACCGGCTGGAGATCAAGGCAACCATTGCCGGGAATGTAGAAGAGTGCTGGGCGCTGATCTACGCTGAGGAGTGATATGGCAACCCTGACAAGGCTCTCTGCGTTCAACGCAAGATTGGACACGCTCCTGCAGGGGATCGAGCTATCGGATCTCTCCGACCCTGACCGCAATCTGGCGGTGCGGCAGGCGGTGCGCGAGTACGGGCAGGCGCTGCCGGCGGGGAAGATCGTGGAGTTTGCCGGGTCCGGTAACAGTTATTATCTGCTCTACGGGAACGCCGTGGACGTGCCCGAATCGGGGCTGGACGCCGGGATCGACCTGACCAGCGCAGCCGCCGACCAGCAGCTTGCGATCCAGTTTACGCTCTCCGTGGAGACGGACGTGCGCCAGGTGAACCTATGGCTGAAGCGCACCGGCGCAACCGTGGCCGGGACTCTCACGGTCTCGCTGTACACCGACAGCACGGACCGGCCGGGTGAGCCCATTGCCACTTCCGCCAGCGTGGACATCGACGGGCAGGACGGCGCGCCGCGCGGCAGGTACGGCAAGGTGCAGTTTGCTCTCACGGGCGCGGAGAACCTGCCGGCGGGCGATTACCAGGCGGTGCTGGCGGCCAGCGGGTACACCTACGTCAACGGCACAACCGAAGTGATCCTGGGGGTGGACCAGAGCGGTGTGACGAATGACGTATCGACCTATAACGGCGCGGTGTGGGCGGCCTACGGCACGGACAGCGCCGGGATCATCGAAGTGGTGGGCGGGCTGCCGGGCTGGATCCCCGGGAGCGGTGCGATCACCAGCATCGAATACCCGGCGGCAGACCTGGATGATAACGAAGAGCCGGTCTACATCGAAGATGACGCCTGGGGGCTGATCTCGACCGCGAGCGGCGATTACCTGCGGCTCGTGGGGCTCTCCCCTGCTGCTACGGAGACGGTGCGGCTGGCGTACGCGCACCCCTACGCCTGGGTGGAAGCGTCGGACCCGCTGATCGATACGCCTGAGCTCCATTTCGAAGGGATTGCGAACCTGGCGGCAGCCGTGGCCTGCGACTGGCTGGCGGTGCGCTACGGGCAGAAGCGGGGCCCGTCGATCGCTGCCGACAGCGTGGAGCGCAGGACCCAGGCGGAGCAATATCAAAGCATGGCGAAGACCTTCCGTAAGACCTACCTGATCCTGACCGGCCAGGCGGACGGGGCGAACGGCGGCGCGAGCATGCCAGGGCAGACGCTGTATGACATCGACTACGCGCGCACGAGCGCGAGCGATTTCCTGTTCCACACGCGGGGAGAGCGGTGATGGCTGAGCCGATGATCTCCTTCTCCATCGATACTCGGGAGATCGAGAAGTTCGCCGCGTCCGTGCCGCTCCTGCAGGAATACCTGAATGACGAGCTGGACAAGGCTATGACCGAAAGCGGGATGCTGCTGACCACGATGGTGGCCGCGCGCACGCCGGTCAACTACGGCCTGCTGCGCTCCGCCATCCAGTATCCGCACGGGTTCGAGAAGTCCGGGGTGCTGGACGATCTGCGGGGGATCGTGGGCGCCAGCCAGGAGATGAGCGTATCCGGCGCGGTGACCAGCGATTACGTGTGGTACGTGGAAAATGGCACGTTCCCGCACTTCCCCCCGCTGGCTCCGCTGAAGCTGTGGGCGCAGCGCAAGTTCGGGGATGAGCGGATCGGGTACGCCATTGCGCGCAAGATCGCCCGCGAGGGCACGCGCGGGGCGTATATGTTCACGTTGGGCTGGTATCAGGGCGGGCGGGCGCAGGTGACCCGGCTGTTCCGCCAGGCTCCAGTCAAGGCGCTGCAGCGCTGGGAGACTGCGGTGAACAGCGAAGGGGTGAACAATGGCATACGGTGAAGCGACGATCCGGGCGCACCTTAAAACCGTCATGGAGAGCGTGGACGATATTGGGCAGGTCCACGATTACGAGCGCTGGCTGGACGATTGGGGCGGGCTCCTGACCCTGATGCAGACCCAGGTCGATGGCATTGACCAGCTCCGCGGCTGGTTTATCACGCTCGAATCCTGGGAGCAGCGGCAGATCGCCTTCATGGGCGGTGGAGCGGACGAGACCCGGCTGGTGCAATACAACTACCGGCTGCGGGGCTTCATGGCGGTGGATGACAGCGAAGCGACGGAAAAGACGTTCGCAGCCCTGGCCTTTTCCCTGGCGGATGCGCTGGAAGCGGATACTACCCTGCAGGGGGACGTGCTGGAGCGGGAAACGCCGGTGGTGGAAGGCGGGCTGATGGATTACCGGATGTTCGCCGGGGTGCTGTGCCACTATTTTGAATTGCGGGTCCATCCGCAGGAGGTTGTGTAAATGGCGAAGCTAAGCGGGCGCTGGTGCTCGATCTTCTTCAAGGGCTATGACCTGACCGGCAATTCCCGGCAGTTCAATATCGAGCCGGGATTTCTGCCGGATGACGTGACCGCGTTCCAGGACAACGTGGAGAACAGCATCCCGGACGTGGCGCAGTGCAAGGCCAGCCTGACGGCCTATCTCAACCCGGCCACGGACCAGTCCCACACGGCGCTGAAGACGCCGGGGAGCTACACCGACCAGGTGCTGATGATCCTGTTCGGGCAGAACCTGGCGCCGGTGATCGGTGATCCGGCCTTCGCCATGCTCTGCAAGCAGTTCAGCTATGCGACGCCGCTGGCGGTCAAGAGCGCAATTGTGGCCGATGCCACGTTCGAGTGCGGGCTATACCGGCCGGATTTCGGGGTGGTGCAAGCGAACACCACGATCACCAACACGACCAACTTCGCGAGCGTAAATAACGGCGCAGCCACGGCCAGCGGTGGAACGGCCTATCTGGAGTGCCTGGGGGTCCTGGCGGCCGATACCTACCAGGTCAAGATTCAGCACTCGACCAACGATTCGGTGTGGGCGGACCTGGGCAGCGCGTTCACGATCAACGGCGCGACCCGGAACAGCCAGCGGATCAGCTTCACCGGGGCGATCAACCAGTACACCCGGGCGGTGGCTACCCGGACGGGCGCGGCCGGGAACAGCTTCCGGCTGGCGGTCACCTTCACCCGGTATTTACCGTAACAATCCGGCATATCAACTTTGGAACATGGAGGCACACAATGGCAAAGCTATCAGGACGGTTTATCGTAGTCTCGATCACCGATTCGGGCGCGGTGGCGCGCGACGTTTCGAGCGACGTGGATTCGGTGGAGATCCCGGACGAGTACGGCTCGGTGGACGTGACCGGCTTTAGCGATGGGGCTGAGAACAGCATCGCCGGGATGCCGCGGCTGCCGATCACGATCAACGGCACTTTCAACCCGGCGGCAGGGACCGGGCTGTACACGGTGCTGAAAGGGCTGCTGGGGAGCTACACCGGGCGGCTGGTGGAGATCAAGATCGGGCAGAACGCAACGCCGGCGGGCGGTGACCCGAAGTTCTCGGGCACGTTCTGGCTGGCGCGCATGCCGGTCAGCGCAACCCCAACCGGGAAGGTCACCATCTCGGGTGAGTTCGAAGTATCGGGCTCGACGGCTCCGAGCTGGGGCACGGTGTAATCCATGCCTGAACCGGTGATCTCAATTGCGTGTGACGTGCCGGGCCACGATGGGGAAGCGGTCCAGTTCAAGCGAAAGGGCTGGAAGTTCAAGCACCATCGCATGTGGCAGGAAGCGCTGACCGGTGCGGGGAAGAGCGACGCAGAGCTGGCGGAGTTCGTGAGCGAGCGGATCCAGGGTTGGAACCTGACGGACGAAGACGGTAAGTTCGTCGCGTTCCAGCCTGGGCGGGGGGCGCTGGACGAGCTGCCGCCGGCGCTGGCGGTGTGGGTGGTGGAAGCGTTCCGCGATGCGTACATCCAGGCGGGTGTGCCGGACCCAAACTGATCCTGGCCGCGGCGCTCGCTGCGCCGCGGCCGGGAGAGTCCGGGGAGCGCATGCCGTGGGAGCTGGAGCGGGCGCTGATCTGCGAGCGGATTGGGTGGACCCGGCTGCCGGGAGAGCTGGATGAAGAAGCGGTGGAGGGCCTGCGCGGGGCTCTCTCGCTCCTGCGGGTGTACCGGGTGTTCGAGGCCGGGAATAAGGACCTGAAGGCGCTGGGTGCGAGCGATGCGGAGCTGTATGCGCAGGTGAGCGAATGGATCAACGGCAGCCGGTAAAGTCTATTATCTGCCCTGAAAACGGGGACGAAAATCCATGACGATCTCTGAGAACATTGTCCTGAACGCGAAGAATAACGCTTCCCCGGCGTTCAAGGGGCTGGCAAAGGACGCCAATCAAGCCACGGCCGACATTGCCGCGAGCAGCAAGCGCGTGACGAGTGCGGGGAAGGAGATGGGGGACAGCCTGCAGCGGGCCGGGAAAAGCGTAAAACTATCCTTCACGGAATTAAACAGCGCCATCAGCCTGGCGGAGAGGGGCTTCCAGGTTGCGCAGCAGTTCATCGAACAGACTGCCGGCGTGACCCTGGAATATGCCAACCAGGTGCGGCAGTTGAAGACCGCCATCGGCTCCACGCCGGAAGAGGCCAGCAAGCTGATCCAGGTCGCCGACGATATGGGAGTGAGCTTTGGGACACTCACCCAGAGCCTGGAAGGGGCCATCCGCAAGGGCGTGAAGCCTACGATTTCCGGGATTGCGGAGCTATCGGATAAATACCTGGCACTCCAACCAGGGGTAGAGCGCACCAAGTTCCTTATGGATAACTTTGGGCGTTCGGGTGCGGACATGGCGCGCCTGATGGAGTTGGGGAGCAAGGCCATCGATGAGATGGGGGAAAGCCTGGAAGGAACTGCGCGGGTGATGGACGAGGAAGCGCTGCAGGCGGCGGACGAGTACCGCCTGGCGCTGGATGAGCTGGGCGACGCGGCTGAGGATGTCAAGATCAAGGTGGGGCGCGGCCTGATCCCGTCCCTGACAGAATTTCTAAAGTTATTCACCAGCCCTTCTGCTGAGCAGGCGGGCGAAGTAATCAATACCGTATTCGCCGGGACGATCTGGGAGACGGCTGAGCACAAGATGCGGCGCGCGGCGGAAGCAGCCGGGTTTATTGCGGCCGGTTCGAAGGATATGGCCGAGTCGCTCCGAGAAGTGGACGCGGCGGCGAAACCGGCCACGGCCTCCACGGGCGAATACATTGCAGCGATGGCGCGCATGAACGAAGAAGACCGCGCGCTGGCGGCTACGGCTGCGCTGGCGGCGAATATCGGCAAGGTGGACGAGAACGCGCAGAACGCGGCCAGCTCGATCAAGGTCATGCTCGACCAGACCGACCGCAACATCGGGAACGCCATCTCAGACCTGATGGCGGACCTGGACTGGCGCGCGGCGGGCGGGGGCACGATTGAGAGCCTGTTCGGTAACATCAAGGGAGCGATCGAGAGCGGCAAGATTACCGAAGCGGAAGGGGACCAACTGCTGGGGGGGCTGTTTGTGGCCGAGCAGAATCTGCAGATGGAGCTGAACAACATCACGGCAGACGAAGCCGCGCAGAACGTTTCCGACACGCTGGGGGTCTCCCTGACAGAAGCGAAGTCAATACTCGATTCGATGAAGAACATGGACCTGGGAACGATCCGGGGACAGATCCTGCTCACGATCTCCAGAAGCGGCGCGCCGGTAACGTCTTATCCCAATGGCGGGGGGCCGTTCTCCAATCCTGCAGAGAACATGGTGCCGGATGCGGGCGGCGCGCATGGGCTTTCTATGACCGTTCCGCCCGGTTATCCGGGGGACTCCTTCCTGGTGGGAACAACGTCAGGGGAACGGGTGGAAGTGACGCCGAAGGGCCAGGCGGCAGGCGGCGGGACCAACATCACCCTGAACATCAACGCACCGGGCGCCGATCCGCAGGCAGTGGCAGACGTGGTGATGCAGCGCCTAATGAGGGCCCAGCGGGGCGGCGCGGGGCTGGCGTACGCGGGGAGGGCATAAGATGGGCTGGTATGCGAGACTCAGACGCGGGGCAGCGGTCCTGTACCTGGATGACCGGGACGGGCTGACGCTGGGGCTGGACTTCCGGCCGCCGGGCCGGTCGTTTGATGGGGGCAGCCGGGCGTGGGCGCTCTCAGTGCGGAGCACGGGCACATCGAACGCGCAGTGTGAGAGCCAGCTTGCCGCGCTATCGGCCTTCCTGGAGCGGGCGGGGGACGTGAACGAGCCCACGTATCTCGAATGGCGGTCATCCGATAATTATGATTACCAGCCCTTGTATGGGCAGGCCGGCGCCTTCCGCAAGGTGGAGATCATCGGGAGTGAATCCTACGAGTTCTGGGAGCAGTACGCCGCCGGCAACGCGCGCACGCGGGTAATTTACGCCTACCCGGTCCTGACCGTCTCGGGCTATACGCTCGGGCAGGAGCAGCGCCTGGCCAGCGCATATGGCGGCGTCCTGGAGGACGTGATCGGCGCTCCGGATGGCAGAAGCCGGGGGCTGCTGGTCCCGGTCTCTCTGACCAATTATTTCACGAATCCGATCTTTGGACATTCCACCTGGGGAACCGGATGGGCTGCCGCGGCCGGAGTGACTGCAGAGCTGGTCAAAGACCCGGCCTATCTGCTGCCCGGCCATTCCTGGCCCGTGGTTCGGGTGACCCGGACAGGCGCGGGAACGGCCTATAACCAGACCATCAACCTTGCATCAACTGCCGATTTCGTGATCTCCTGTTACGCTCGTAAGGAAGATGGATCGCTCATCAATACCGCGACGGACTGCAGCCTGATCTATAACGTCAATGTGGGCGGTGATGTGGCTCCGGTAGGCGGGGGATGGTATCGCATCCAAAAGATCGTTACCGGCATCAATGCGGCGGTAGCGGCGGGGCTCAATGTTTTCGCCGGGAAAACCGTGTATGTGACCGGGTTTCAGCTTGAAAGCAGCTTTGACAATTATGCCACTCCACTCATGTATGGCAACCTTCCCGGGTGCACCTGGGGCGGGACGGCGCATAATTCCGCAACTACTCGCACGGCGGCCAGGGTCTACGTCCCAACCGGCGAAATCGCCCAGCCATCCGAGGGGACGATCCGGGTGGTATGGAAGTCGCCCGTATCTATGGCGAGTTATGGATTCGGGGGGACCTTTTTCGAGGATGGCAACGCGGCGTTACAGGGCTACATCGACCCGGCTACCAATACACTCAGGATGCGTGACAACGCCGGCCATATTGCCACGCTTGCGGACACCTTTGCGGCCAACGAGATCATGGTGCTTCATTTCCGGTGGGGACCGAATGGAGTGCAGATCATCAAAAACGGCGTAGGGGGAACAGCCGCACCATTCACGACGGCGGCGCTGGGGACGTATCTTTACATCGGCTCGAACAGCGCCGTAACCATGCCGATCGGCGGCACCATCCTGGGTTTTACGGCGTTTAACCGGGAAATGGCTGATGCGGAGATCGCAGCGGATGCAGCCGAATACCTGGCTGCGGCGCAAGGTCCGGATGGGCTGGGAGCGCGGATCGATTGGGTTCCTTACCTGTGGAACATCGACGGGGACGGCGTATTGGATAACTGCGATGACAGCGACCAGCATAACTGGGCGCTATGCGCGGGGATTCCTGGAGACATCCCGGCCGATACCACGATCCAGGTGCAGGTCGCCGCGGCGGTCACGAAGAGTGCGTTGTGGATTGGGAATACTCCACACAAGCTGGATACCCTCGGTCAGGCGATCACGTCCGGCATCAGCCCGTATTATTACGAGTCATCCGGCACCGCGACGGCAGCCACCGACAGCGGCAGCGCTGTGAGTGTAACGGCGGTCAACACGGCGATTGTGTCTTACCCGATGGCGGGTCGGGACGGCTCGAAGCTGGGGCCTACGCACTTCTTTGCCCGGATCACGGACGCGGGGGCGAACCTGGCGATTGCTCCAGCCTTCTCGCTGGGCGTCACCACGGCCTTCACGGGGCAGCCACATTACATTACGGCCGACGCAACCCGGCGCCTGTTCTATGCCGGCGAGCTGGACACGGATACCGGGAAGGTGCCGCTCCTGCGGGATGACCTGACCCGTGATTATTCGTATGCGCTGCTGGCCGCGCGGACGGTGGCGGGCGCCGCCAATCTCACACTCGATTTTTATATGGTCGTACCGGGGCAGCTCTGCAAGCTGGAGCGCACCGGGACCAACATCGATCAGACCATCCGGTTCAGCGGGAAAAAAGCGCTGAGCGTTACCAATGCCACGACCACGGTGCTGAGCGAAAGCATCAACGTGACCGGGGATGAGATCCGCTTCGAGCCTGACCGGTTGAACCTGCTGCGGTATATCTATGGGAACCATGCAGAAGCCCACGTAATCGCCGATACCGGGACATTCATCTGCTGGGTAGTGCCGCGCTGGAGCCACTAGCATGAGCCTGTCCATCGAAGTCTACGACCGCAGCAATAACCGGGTCCAGGATCCCGGCACCGAGCTGAGCCGGGCGCGCGAGCTGGTCATCACCACGCAGTATCCGGGCGGCCGGTGCGGTGAGTGCTCTTTCTTTGTGCCGCGGGAAACGCTCAGGCCGTGGGGATTTATGCAGGGTCACCGGCTGGTGGTCCGGGGTGGGCAGGAACAGGTGTGGGAAGGGGAGATCACCGGGATCGCGGCGGTGGTAGGGCGCGGCGGCGGCCAGACCGGGAACCGGGTGACCGCGCGGGGATTCTGGGTGACCAGGGTCATGGGCGTGACCCTGAACCGGCGATACGTCGATGCGCGCGTGGATGAGACCACCTGGCCGTGGGACACGACCAGCACCGGCGCGGAGATGGCATCGGTTGATCGCCGGAACCGGCTGCGATTTACTCCGAAGGCGGTCGCGTGGGCGATTGGTAATGGCTGCCAGGTGGTATACACGGCGCCGACCGGGGAGCTGATCCAGCGGGTCGAGTTCGATTACGACCTGCAAGAGGGCGCGCAAAATTGGGAACTGGGCCTGTATAACGTGGATACAGCCACGGTCGAATGGAGTGTGGCCGCCAGCGGGAGCGGCAGCATCTCGGGCGCGGCCGGTGACCTGGCAACTCCGGCCAACTCGATCACGTTTTATTTTTACTCGGGCGCCAACCAGACGCCGGCGGCTGATGGGACGATCTACGGGCAGATTTCCAACCTGCTGGTATACGCGCGCACGGCCAACAGCGGCAATCTCGCTGACGAAATGGACGAGATCACGAAGGACCTGGTACAGACCTTTTCGGCGGCCTTCGATTCGGACCTGACCGGGATCGCAACGCCGGCCGTCCCGCTCTCCCTGACCCCATTTATTACGGCAGAAGATGAGACCCTGGCGGACATCCTGATGCGGGCCACGGAGAAAGGCGACGGAACCCAGAACCGCTGGGCCGCGTGGGTGGACCTGTCCGAGCGCGCGGTGACGCCGAACGGCCAGCCTCGCATGCGCCTGGAGCAGATTCCAGCCCTGACCGATTATGAATATATCGTGGATTGGGACTCCACGGAGCTGGTCGGTGATCTGGAGATGGACTGGAACCTGGACGAGCTTGCCAATTACGTGGTAGTGACTTACCGGGACCCGGAAGGCAAGCAGCACCGGATCTCACCCGCGGACGATGCGAGCCTGACCGACAGCGCCAGCGCTACAAGGTACGGCGGCAGGTATTACCCGCTCGACATTGGTGATGGAACCGCGGCCCTGGCGCTGTCCGCCGGCCAGAGCTGGCTGGCTGCGTACCGGAACCCACGATGGCAGATGCTCAGCCCGATCCAGATCCGGGGCTACGTGAAGACGAAGCAGGGCACGCAGATCCGGGCGTACAACGTGCGAGCGGGGGAACGGATCAAGATTGGGAAGTACCTGGACGATGGGACCGGGACCTGGATGACGTTTCTGATCAGCGCCACGAGCTATGACGCCGAATCGGATACGGTCTCGATCACCATCGGCACTCCCCTGGCGCCGCTCCTGCCGGGGTACACGCACCCGGTGACGTGGGATGATGAGCGGGACTCGGCTTTATCGAGTGCGGCCGGTGCGGGCGGGAATAAAATCTCCTGGTGGAAGCGGGCGAAGGAAGTCGGTTACACCGGATCGAAGAGCCAGTGGGACTCCCAGCGCTGGACGGAAAAGAAGAGCTGGCAGGAGAAGTGGAAGAATGACAAGAAGGCGCGGGGGTAGAAATATGCTGCTGGTAAGGTTTATCGGAGTACCGATAAGTGCAATTACCTGTTCTGTTTGGGAGCGTGATCGATGGCTGCAGCAGCCTGGAATATCGCCTTTTTAACCGGCTGGATCTCGTTCCTGGCGGCTGCCTGGCGCTGGGCGCTCACGTCTCCCCCACTGGATGGGCTCGTGTTCTGGGGCGTGGTGTGCGTGCTGATCCTGGGGGCGTGGGTCGGCGTGCTGATCTACGAGCGAAGCGTGCCGGTGAAGAAGCCTGGATGAAACAGACCCGGTGGCCGCCGGGTCCATTTCGGGCTGAACGTTCCGTCGGGTCTCCACAAATTGGCCGGGCATAGGTTCCCGGCTGCAACCCTTCGGGCGCCGTGGTGGAATGTACTGTATCATTGTATCACGAAAGCTATACGAATAGGAACAAATGTTACTAATCTGCTATAGGAAAACAAAAAGGCCCTACTCCACACGTAGGGCCTTTTTGTTTTCGCTTTGATCTACGATCTGAAGGTGGTAAACTTTCGCACCTGATCAACAGTAATTCCGTACTTCTCGGCAACCTTCTCGGGAGCAATACCTATCGTTACGTCATGACGGACATCTCGCACCAGATGACCGTGCCCTTTATGAGGGTGGAATCTACCTTTACGGGCCGCATCCTGCATGTTCTCGGCTTGTGATCCGATGAACAGGTGATCTGGATTTACACACGCCGGATTGTCGCAAGTATGGCAGACATTGAGTCCATTGGGTATTGGGCCTTTTGTTATTTCGTAACTAAATCGGTGAGCGTAGTATGACTCCCCGTTTGCTCCAAAACTCCCATATCCGTTGACTTTATTTGTCTTGCCGATCCAGATCCAACAACTATCCGTCTTTTGAACATGAGACCAGAACCTCTGGTCAATAGTTTTATTCATCATGCTTGCTCCTTTTCTGCGGCTTTATGAAGTAATACTCCATAAACCCAACTAGCGATTTCTTCAGTTGATCCGTTATCTACCCATGCCTGATGACCCGGCGCTCCTTCATGATAGCCATGATCTATAACGTCAAAAACAATATCAATGCTGGTATCTGCGTCGGGCATCATGATATTTACAAATCTGGCTATTGTTTCCAATCGGTGTCGTTCGATTGAGTAGAAATCTCCGACGCGTCGTTCAGCCATTGTTCCTAAAAGTTGATAATCCCCTTCGCCCTGGATGTCTTTCATGATCCTTGCGAAAGTCAGGGCAGCGTTCACCCGGAGCAAGAGATATGCCATATCGGGATTCTGACGGCTAATTTCTTTTAATCGGCCCTTCACTTTGGGATCAAGGTCTTTGGGTTGAAGTAGGAAATATCCAGCGTCTCCTTCTACGAGACTGATCAATAACTTTGAAATACTGCCTTCCGTTGCCATATCACCGCGCCCGATTATCCATCCGCAGGTTTTGGCAAGCCAGCGCAGCGACCGCTTTTCACGGTCTGAGAGCTTCAATGTAAGGTTGGGTTTGCGTGCCATCGTATTTCTCCTTTGGAATATTTGGGATAAATGATTAAGGGGCCGTAAGCTGTGAAGATGGTCCGTCCTCGTTTCCTAGACTGTAGCCCCAGTCTGTCACGGAGTCGAACCGCAGGCAGCCGGACCATCTAAGCACCTCTTACAGCCCCTTACAAATATAATAGCATAGGTATATACCTATGTCAAGTAGGTATATACCTATGCCGCAATAACTCTAATCTATTGTTCTAGTTGTTCTATGAATTAACAAGCTACAACCGCCAGCGATCGACCGGAGACGCCAGCCGGTGGTTATTGTCTATGTCGGCGCGCGAGATGTTGAGATAGTTGCGCACCATCTCCATTGTGGCGTGACCTAAGAGCATCTGCAGCGTCCAGGGGTCGCCGCCATTGCGCAGGTAGTTGATCGCGAAGGTATGGCGGAAGCGGTGCGGGTGCACGTCCGCGACCCCCGCGCGCTCACCGATTTGGGCCAGGATTTTGTGCAGCCGCATCCGGGTCATGGCATTGCCGTCTTTCGTGATGAAGAGCGGGTCGCCGGCGGTCGAATCCTTGCGGGTGGCCAGGTAACGCCAGAGTGTCTGCCCCGTGCGCGCGCTGAACGGGATGTAACGTTCTTTGGCGCCCTTGCCGAACGCCTGCACCCGGCGGTTCTGCAGGTCCACCTGGTGGATCAGCAGATCGCACAACTCGGTGGCGCGCATGCCGGTATCCAGGAGCAGGATGATGATGGCCCGGTTCCGTTCGGCGGTTTCGGCCTGGATACTGTGCGTGCTCTCCTTTTTCCCGGGCCGAGTATACGGCTTCGAGACGGTCAGGCTGGCCAGCATCGCGCGCACGTCTTCTTCGCTTAAGGGGATGATGGCGCGCTTCTCCGGGTTGGGCGGATCCACCTTGCGGACGATGTGGACCGGCACCAGGTCTTCCTTGACGGCCCAGGTCCACAGCGCGCTGAGCCCGACATGGTAGTTCAGCACGGTCTTCTTCGAGACTTCCTGCTCTCCGAGAAATGCTTCTACATCGTGCGCGCTGATCTCCGCCAGGGCTGGATCATCCTCCAGGAACGCCTGAAATTTACGGAAGGTCGTGCGGTAATCTTCCAGGGTCCGGGCGCTGAGATGCCGGGCCTGGGCGTACAGCTCATATCCTTCAATGGCGGTGGAAAGAGTAATGGTTTTCATCCGTGTTACCTTTGGTTTCTAAAAATTACAACTGATAATATCGGCTCCAGGGCCGATAATTATAAACGGTTTTTTGGGGGGCTGAAAATCGGCAGGGGAGGGGATCGGGAAACGAGCCGGGAACCCGGAGGTAGAAAGGGGCAGAGAAACCCCCTTGCCCCTGGCGACACGGGTACACTGGGGGCGCATCCGTGTACCCATAGGTGACGAGAAATTGGAGCACCCGGTTGAAACCCGTGGAACCCCCAACGGGAACCGGTGGGCGCACGGTTTGAGCTTGATTTCATCCGTGTGCCTGCCGGTAAAAGTATCCGTGTG